CTGGTTAAGAAATCCCACACGTCTGACCATGAGGTTCCTCTATCACCAAGGTGCTCTTCCATATCTTTATAAATCTTTTTACTGTTCTGTGCCTTTGGTAGATACATACCATTTCTGGCTTCTTGAAACATCATCATCTCTTCAATAGGAAGAGGTTTGATTTGACCTCTTGATAATGCTCCAGCATCAAGTCCTCTAGATTCTGCCTCTTGGTTAATAGCATCCTGATATGCAATTAAAGACTGGGTCTTTAAAGCGTTTCTTTTATAATGCTGGTTAATACCTTTCTCATTCATAGTTAGAGAATTGAATGTCAGTTTATCTATAGGAGTCATAGGATTAAGGTCAGCTAGAGCCTTAGAGTTTTTAGCTTGCAATTTGTTCCACTTAGCATCATCTTTAGCTATGTCCCTTTGAATATGTTTTACTTTTCTACCTACCTCATCAGCTAATTCAGGAATCTCATTAGCCCCTACTTTGTTAAAGGTTTGGTCCCCTGTAATGACAGCAGCAGTTTCTCCTACAGATCCACCATCTTGTCTTTCACTAATAGGTTCACCACCCTCAGCCTCCACCATATTTCCATGATAACTAACATTGGTTCCACCCTTACTGTGGGAAGGACCTTTAATCATGCTGGTTAATCCTGTACCAGGTGTAAAAGGATTGTAGCTTATAGGTTCCAGACTTCCTCTTTCATCTATTCTAATGTCACCCATTTGATTATTTCTGATATTTCCTCCTGTACGAAGAGTTATACCATCCTCACCATATGCTGAGTTTGCTCCCCAGAAACTATCCATTCCTTGCTGGAATCCCATAGCCTGAGTATTCTTCATTGTTTCTTTTTGAGCTCTTTTGAGATTTCTTTCACCTTTAGCGCCAAAGGCCATTCCTATACCCTTACCAACAAGCTTACCTACAGCACCTCCTATTGGTCCAAATAAACTACCAGCAGCCTCACCAAAACCTTCTCCTATTTGAGAAGCTCCACTATTTCCTCCTGGTAGAGCACCCATTATACTTCCAATCTGATCACCAGCAGCACCAATAGGAAAACCACCCTTGGTCATAGCTCCACTTCCACCTCCACCTCCAAGTGATTGCATAAAATTACCACCTATATTACTGAACAAACCACCTCCTGCACTACTAGCAGCTCCACCACCAGCGCCTCCCATCATTCCCATCATACTACTCATACCAAAGATAGCTTTAGGTAGATGACCACCAGATCTGTAGGCTTTTTTAACATTACTGTCTGGAAAAGGTTGAAACCCAGGTTCTGATTCTCCCATAGGCTCATAACCTAAATCATCATATAAGAATCCAGGGTCATATGTATTCATTATTTCACCATCCTGTGCATGTCTTAGTGAAGGATATTTAGCATATACTTTAGCTTTTACATCTGGTCTATGGTGTAATCCTGCCAAGCGTAATGCATCCCCAGCATCCTGTATAGTAGGGATAGGGTAGCTTCTTCCACCACCAGCAAAGTCTGAAGCTTTCACTGAAGCATATGGTTTCTTTTTAGAACCATAGTCCTCACTTCTTTTTAATCCTCCAGTTGGAAGCTTACCTCCAGCTTTAGCCAATACATTGGTACCCACACCATAGGTTGGGAAAAATTTTTCTGTATTTACAGTAGGTGTTAGCTCTTTTCTAAGTCTTGCCTGATTTTCAGCAAGCTGTGTACGTGCATCAACATCACGTGTTTCAGAAGCTTTTCTGGATATAGCACTAACATCTCTCCAGGTTCTGGCAGATTTAAGAGCTTTCTTCTCAGCCTTGAGGGCCTTGAATCCACTAATAACTTTATCCACCATACCTATACCTGTCTTAATAGCCTTGTTAGGATCAACAGCAGCTTTCTGTTGTCCCTCTGCAGCACCCTGAGAAATAACCTGAGTATTTTTCATGGTATCATAAGGGTGTGATTTAGGTGTAAAGATAGGGGTACTACCTTGCCAAGTGATATCGTAAGGTAGACTAGGTTTAGCTCCACCACCACCATAGGTACTTCCAAGCAAGTGCCCTTGCTGAGGAGCATTCAATCCTGGAACACCAAAAGGTGTTTGTTGCTGTTGTTGAATAGGATTTCCAAACTCATCAACCCCAGGTATATTAGCACTATACTGGGCTTTCTTAATTAGAGAACCATTCTTAGCTTTAAAGGTCTTTCCTTCCTTACTATTGAAGAAATCCTCTGGTGTTTTATACTTAGCATAAAACTCAGCCTCAGTAAGACCTGTGTGTTTTAAAATTTGCGCTTTCATAATCTTAATAATTATCCAGCCATCCACCTGGCTGTGGGGTATTATAATTTGTAAAGTTAGTTAATTGATCTAACTTAACCAACTCACTTCCTTGCTTAGCTATAGGTAACTCTGTGACTTTGTTGCCTTTAAACTTATATTTACCTCCTGGCTTCATGAGCTTAACATCTCCATTATCACTTATTCCAAGAACATTGTATGGTACTCCAGCCATGGTTATATTGTTACTATTGATTCTGGTTATCTTACCAGGATGAGCCCATTGTCCCATGTCATCATTAATAACTCCTCCTCCTCTATAAACAGGCGTTATAGTACGAGTATTATCAGGAGCTACTATAGAAAGCTCGTCATCTCTATCAGGATAATATTGATATGATGTATCACTTCCTCCAAATGGCTGGTTAACAACATCTCTAACATTGTAGTATTTAGGTATTCTTGCTTGTGGTCTAATTTGAATATTAGGATTAGCTGAAATATTAAAATCACTTTGTATTCCTATTGGATTTATATTATCTATTGCATGTAAAGGAATTCTTGTTTGAACAGGTTCAAAATAACCTGTTCTATCACTTGTTTTAACAGTTTTAAATTTTTGTGCATTAGGATTTCTAACAATCACTTGTCTTCTTGGATTTACATTTGAATAGTCAAAGATTAATCTTTTATCAAAAGAAACTGGAGAAGTTGAAGAAGTTCCATCATCATTAAATGTTTTTTCACCTATTCCCCATTTTGTTAAATATCTAGTTCCCTTAGGAACAATGTCTTTACTATAGTATTGATAATCCTCTCCAGGAATATCTATAGTAGAAGCAGGTATAAAATCTAAAATTTTATTTAAGTTACTACCTTTCACTTTAGTACTCAGTTTTCCTGTTCTTGATTGTGGAGAAATAATCTTATTGAAATATTCTGCATCTCTACTTTTCACCTCTTCATCATAACCATATTTTTTTAAAGCTTGTGATAATTGTTTATCTCTGTTGTATATAGTTAAACTATCTCTGTAAGCCTTATATCTTGGATCATCCTTTGACTTAACAACAAGTGGTTTTACTTTACCCCCCTTCTGAAACTGTCCTCCCCATGCAGGGGAATAGTTTCTTCCCTTGTCAGAGTATCCACTGAACATAGAACCCATAGGACCAGTCATCTTGCTGTCATTAGGGTTCTCTTTCTTTCCATAATTGTCTAGCCACTTATTTTGCATGATCAGTATTTTTAAATTTCCATATAAATCCCCCACAAGTTTTTTGTGTCCCATTTAAGGCACAACACAGATTACTTGTACTAAGGTGTAGTATTTCACACGCTGTTTTAGAACTCTCCCATTCTTTGATAAAATTACCACTCAAATCAAGCTGAATTATAGCCTTATACTTTCCTTTAGCAGCATTAATAATTTGAGCCTGACTTTGTGCTTTGCCTAGCTTTTGTTCTCTAAACAACTGTTTATAATCTTCAGACCATTTCCTTCCTGTAGCTTTTTGTTTTATTTTAAGTCTAGCTTCTTCAGAGGTTAAAGATAAATTATCAGGATGTGTTGGTTTTAAGTTATAACCAAAATCTCTATCATGAGTATTTAACAATGTAGCCCAATAGTGTTCCTCACTATAAATTATTTTTTCATTACATTCAACCAGTATCTCGAAAGCAAAGTTTTCCTCACCATATTTATCCCATGCTCGTTGTAGATAACTGTTATTGTGAGTACCTTCTCTCAGCTGTCTCTTATGAAGACCCCATCTTATACTAAAAGACTGTACTGTACACCCAACATAAATATGTTTGGTGATCAGATTGGTTATAGTGTAAACTCCAGTTTTCATTATAAATAAGAGTTTTGTCCTGGTGCCACAATAAATTGACTCACCAGGTGAATTGTACTTGAGTTATCGAGTATATGACGTATGCGTAAATCCTTAGCACGCAGAGGAGCTTTTTTAAAGCTTCTAAGCGTGTAATCCATGTTAGCCTGGTTAAGTACCTTATCAATAGACAAAGACTCACAGGAAGGGCTGAAAATGAAATCCTGAGGGTTTTTAACCACATTCCAGAAAGTATTATACTGGTAGAAATTATCTCTCTTAGTCCACTGGATGGTTTTACTGTCTGTATTATATTTTGGATAGCCCCCATAACTGCTTAAGTTATTCACAGGCTTAGGCTCAAGGATAAGCAGACCTGATGATTGTTGAGCATTATAAATAATAGCCTTGTTGAACCACTTATCATCTGGCTGAACTTTCAAACAGTCAGTAAATGTTCCTGTTGGATTAGGAGTATACATATAAACCTTAGTATAGTCTTGTACATTCTGCAGGATTTCATCCTGATATGAATATGAAAATGGATACTCAATAATGTATGGTTCAATATTATCATAGTAGAAATTGTAGTGCACAACATCTGTTAAGTGTCTCCACATACAGGACTGGTACATAACTTCAAATTTGGTTAGCCTGTACTCATCCTGTGTAACATTCTCCAGGATTTTTACCTTTTTGAATTTACATTTTCCTGTAGATTCAATCACAATCATTTCCAAATCTTCATCTACCTGTAGGGCCAAACCATGTATAAGCTCACTCATTGGGATATCTTTGGCTAAGACATTCCCAAGAGTGTCAGTTATAGTGAATGGACCAAGCCCTTCGCCTCCTTGAGTTAACTTTATGACTATTGTTTTTGACATGGTATTATTATTAAGCTGGACATATTACTGCAGGACAATTGTCTTTAGCAGAGTTAGATGGAATAGTTCTGTCTGTACCACTACCACAACCTATTGGACATGTTACTTTCATTTTGAACTTAGTCACAGGGTCATAGTAGAACTTATCCTCTTCAAGAGGCTGAGAGTTACCAATAGTTCCTGTTCCTGTAAAGGTACAAGTGGTACAGGTATAGAATTCAACTTCATACAAATAGAGAGCACAAGTGGTTGTTGTGGTAGTGGTAGCTGCAGCACAAGATGTTATTGCTACAATTTTACCATCAATACCTACTTCATAAATACCCTCGTCTTCTTGATCTGTAAAGAAGAAACCTGGAACAGCAGGAGTACAATCTCCTGTTCCATTATCACGATACAACTGTGTACCAACATTCAAATCTACTCCAAAGACTCTTACAGAAGTAAGAGAGGATATATTAGACAGATTAGCAAACACATATCCTTTACCTGTACAAGCATTAGTTGCACTTCCTGTTGTAACCACAGTTTGTGGAGGAGTTATAGTAATATAGCCAGTATATAGAGTAAAGTCACTAACATTGACAGGTCTTTGACATGGAGGAATAACAGGAGGAACTGTAATAACAGCTGTTCCTGTAAAGTTACAGTTAGGTACTACTACAGTACCACCTATCATATTACAAGAAAGCGCTATTGTTGAGGTAGTGGTTGTAATAGGGAATGGTGGGAATGTTGTAGAGCTTGTAGTTGTAGTTGGAGGATTTGGAACCAACTCCCCAGCTATGAAAGCAAAATCAGCCTCACTACAGCACCCTTTCTTACCTGAGTAGAAGAAATTATTCTCACCCACGTACCAGTTAGGTAGGTAGCTATGGAAGCTTATCCAACTATTGGTTATAAAACTAAAGGATAACGTCCATGATTTATTACAGAAACTGTCAGAGTCTGTTAAAAGCACTGGCATTTTATATGTTTCTCTTTTAGTATGGACCTCTTTGTAAAACTCCTGTTTATCCCCATCAAATTTGATATCTGTACTGAGTGGAACATAATCAAGTTTGGTGATTATAACCCTGTCATACTTACTGTCATATACCCCATGGAGGCCAATAGCATTGAAGCTATTGTCAATATTCACATCTGGGAAATGGTTTAGTATCTGGAAGGATAGATGATCAGTAAAGAATCTGTTCATTCCACTACCTGGAGCACTTAAATCTTTAGATTCATGTCCCCCAAACAAGAACACTTGTCCTCTCTTAGAATCACAGCTTACCTGACCTTGAGGGATCTTAAGGAGAAATTTATGCTGGCTACCCATATAACCTAAATCAGTTTCTCCATAATCAAATGGAGGAGTCTTTTTATCAAATAAAGACTGTCCTAAATATACCTGCCCACCAGTGTTGGTTTGAGTGGTGTACAATGCATTGTACAACAAAGCTTTGTTCTCAAATCTTGCAAGCACTGCTCTATTATCAACACCATCCAATGAAACTAACTTACCATAGTTCTGTGGAAAATCAAAGAAGCTTGATGCTCTATAGGTTAACCAGTTATTAACTATTGTATTTGTTGTGGACACCTGTTGGTCAGAGAAAATAGCTCTGAATGGGAATATATACTGACACTCTTGGCTGAAATCAAATCCAGGAGGTATGTGGCTATAGAAAGTTTCCTTATTCTGTTTACTGTAAGTTACATTATAATTATACACATTATCATGAAGAATGGACACATTTGACTCCTGTACCCAGTCATCTGGAATACTGGTAGACACATGTGGCCAGAAGTCCCCTTCTTTATTATTAGTAGCCTGTCTAAGGTCAACATTGTAACTTGTTTCTACATAGAAATTTGGAATACCATAAGCAAATAAGTAGAACATACCATCATAGAAAGTTCTGTTTGGATTATTTTCTTTAGGCCACTGACAGTTAGGACAATCAAAATTATGTGCCTTATAGGATATAATATTGACCATAGCAGCTGAACCTAAACCTGGAACAGTAAAGTTACTTAGGATAGATCTGGCTGAATGCCAATACTTAGGATAACCAATATTCCCTAACTCATCATAAAATATCTCACTATCATCAGGAGCATTTACTCTATTATCAATAAAGAAAGGTACCTTGGTTTTATAAGCAAATCTGGTAATAAAGGTATCTCCACCAAATACTGTCTTAGGCTGGTCTTCTTCTGGTAAATTAAAGTTTACCTGATATCCAGTATCAATGGTACTGTATGAATACATCTGGCCCCATTGATTTCTGAATGTATTTTTAATTGAAGCATAGTATGAAACTACACTTATATCATGTTTATCTGCTGGTGCAGAACACTTACCAGGACAATAACCACTAGTAGTGGATATACTGGTTGTAGTTGTAGTAGTAGTGGCTGTTGGATCATTACAAGGAGGTGCTCCAGCACAACCAGCAGTAAATCTGGAAATATCTCTAACACCAGTAGCAACCATATTAGGACTTTCATGTGGAAAAGGAAGAGGTTTAGGGTCTTTATCATCCCACCCCTCTGTTCGTAAGTATACAGAAGTTTCTCTCTGATAGTTATTGATATCAATTTCTCCTTCTCCTACAGCTTGTACAGCAGGAATAAGGTATCTTTTCAAATCAATTCTTCTCTGTTTTTTCTCCATGTCATCAGGAACAGCCACCATATAGTTATAGTCTGCTATGGAGTTGAATGAATATGCATAGTTCTTTCTTGTGATACCATTAATGTATATCTCAAGATAAGCTTGGTAAGCTGTGAATACTGCAGCAGCATCACCTCCACCAACTTGTCCTGCACTGGTAAGAGCATCTTGTTGTGCTTCCTTGGTAAGTAATCTATACTTAGCATTATCCTTAACCTCAACAAAGTGAGCCAATCCTCCACCAAACATTACAGCTTCCAGTTTTAGGATATCTCCAAGGAAAGGTTGGCCAAAGGAAGTCTCTGGTGAATTGAATATTTGTCTGTAAGGTAGATCAGGATCTTGTGTTATTGGGGCTTGTGAAGTCTGTCCTTTACAGGTATCAACACCAGCTATTACAGCTGGATCTATTCTATACTCACATCTACCATCATTAACTTTAGCAACTCCTCCTGTCCCAGGTTGTGCATAAAGTAGCTTTGATTCGTTATTATGTAGTTTCTCAGTTTTTGGATTTCCTGACCAGTCTGTCCACCCAAAATCATTGTCTTTACAAATCTCAAAACTTCCTTCTTGTTGAGTTATATTAATCTTATGATATACAGTATAGGTGATAGTAGCTGTATTAGGATTATTTCCAAAGATACCAAAAGGTACAGGACCATTTGAAGTTTCTGTAAACTTATTAACAGTTCCTGAACCTAACATAACTGGTCTACTTAGAGAGCATAATGGCTCTTGTAATCCTAATGTTCTGTATTTTACAGTATCTGTTTTATTTGTGCTACAATCAGTAAACTGTACTGCTGTATAAGGACCATCACTATCAGTAGCATTAAACTTATATATATTAATAGTAAAGCTTGTGCATTCAAAAGCATAAGCATTATTTTTTGCCAATATAAATGGATCCTCATTTAAGTCATTATAAGGATAGTTTGCATAGTAGAAATCCTGTTCCTGTCTTCTGTACTTATTTACATTTCTCAACATCCCCTTAGCAACAATAGATTTGTTGTTAGTTCTGTCTCCTCTGACAATTTTGAACCCAACAATATCAGCTTTTTGCTCAGGAGTTAAGCTTGAAGATTCTATTAAAAATTTTATTTGATTAACATCTACTTTTACACCAATAGGAAATATAGCAACATTACCCATTTTAGGTTTTGTTCCTGGTGTAAAAGGCTGAGATTCAATGATAGGAGATACTTCCACATCTGGGAACTTGTGGTGACGAATTGGTTGACTTGCTAAGTCTCCCCACATCTTCTCATCACAAGGATATGTTTCTTCTGATTCCCAGTAAGCAAAAGCACCATAGTTATAAGGGCCTTTATAGTCTGGTTTTTGAACTTCTTCAGAGTCTGCAGAGAATCCAAGAACCTGTGCTGTATTATAGATTTTCCAGTATGGTGCTCCAGTTGGATACAACTTAGGGTCTTCAATGAAGTCATCATTGGTTACAGGAACATCTGGAAAGAGTGTCTCATTAATTGACTTTCTTCTTCCAGGTATATGGAAACCATCTGTATCCCTTCCACTGGTTAACATAAATACTATCTCGAAAGGATACACCTCATCTCTAAGATAACCTCTTAGATTAGTAGCATTAACCTCATTTGCATAGTTTTCACTTGAAGGAATTTTCCATGTCTCCCACAGTAGGGTTATTTTGTTGGCTATATTTTGATAGTTTACCCTTTGAGGAGCAGAAAGACCACTCCATATCAGAACATCATCTGCTGTTGTCACATCTTCTGCAGGACCATATGCAGGAAACTTCTCGAATATATCACCTATTGTAAGTCTTATCTGAGCGACATTTTGCCCAGAGTAAGTTATTTCTTTCTCTGGGCCCTCGATAGGAAATGTCCCCACTAATTCTACAGAAGTGATATTATTAATTGTTTTGATTACAGCTATATTGAAAAACTCAAATTGACCTCCTGTCTCTATGCCCTTGATATCAACAATAATAGATTTGCCTACAGGATAGTTAAAGTTTACTGTGGCCAGTTGTGTGTCAGCTATAGGGGTAGGATTTGTTACTGAGTGATAGGAAGATAGAGGATTCCCTTGTGCATCACTATATTGGATAGCAAACTGATAGGTACCAGCAATTAAATTTCCTCCAGATATAACCCCATTTTCTTCAATTGAAAGTTGTGGTATTGTATAGGTAGGCTGTACTCTAAGCTGGTTACAATCAAGCTTGTCAGTCAGTTCCTCGTCACAAGGAGTACTACCTGAGCTAACTATCATTGGTATTGGTTTGTCTAGATTCAAGAATCTTCTATCCTGACCAGCCTGTGCCCAATAAATCTCTGTACCACAATTGTTGGTTTTATGAACTACTTTATGGATAGGATGATTAACATCAAATCCAAGACAGTTATCATTGATTAGGGTTTTATACTGACAGTTATTGTTATCCACAAACCCTATCTCACTGCCCCCAGTGATTGGGTTCGCCAGGAAAAAGACTGTCTTAGGGATTTCAGGGATGAGGTATCTCCCCACAACTATATAGTTATGTGGGAAGTTTAAACAGAACTCAGTACCAGGCTCATTTTGGTAGGTAATACTATTAGCATCAAAGTTCTCAAGAGCAGCATTTAGAGCATAGGATAGTGATCCCTTGTCAATCTGACTAGGAATATTATCCATATTTAGCCCTGTTACGCCCTGATTATACTCAAAGTTAATATCACCTTTAGGAGTGTCATCATCTGCTCTCTTTTTTGCCATAATTATATATTATTTCTGAATGGACCATGAAAATTTCTTCCATCACGTCTTATACGTTCAGGAAGAGCATATATATTAAATCTGTTCATATCCTTGATTATTCTTCTCTGCTTAGCAAAAACATCTTGTTTCTTAATCTCAATGTCTGCCATTATGTAAGCTTCATCACAGAGTTGCTTATAGTACATCAACTTTTGCTGTAATTGGTTGAAGGTTTCATCATTAGTTTGATTAGTGAGTATCTCAACAACTTTATACTTAATAAAGGCTTCTATAAACTCTCTGATACGATAGTTATCTGGGATTAATTGAGTACCCTCATCATCATATTCTGTAGAATACATTAACATGAAGACAGTACCATGTCTAAAATTGGTAACAAACTTATTATCCCTGATGTCAAAAGTATCAGGAGCTTCAGAACCAAAGTTTGCACATCCTAAATCACAGTGTTTCTTTACAGAATGATTTCCAGGTTTAAGTAAATACTGTCTATTTAAGGTTCTAGGAACCTCATGGTTGGTTTTATATACCACCTGAATCATGTCAGGCATACAGCAACCATTACAATCCACATTGTTACAATCAGCATTTGGGCAAGCTTGTGTTTGTTCTGTGGTTGTAGGTCCAACCTGGATGGTATTAGCACTAGCAGTCTGTGAGTAGAAAGAATTGGGGGTTTGTGATGGGCGTAAGTTCACCTCTGTACATAACCATGCCTCTCGAACAGCATAGAAATTGTCTGGCAATCTAGCCTCGAAATCACATATATCCAGTACCACAGGTACTATCTTATAACTGGTGCGTCCTAACTTCTTTAAGCACTTATCCAGATAGGTAGGAAAGAGCAAATCATCCACTGCACCAGTGTCAAAATAGCTCTTGAACTCCTCCTTTATTGTAGCAAAGACAGGCTCTGGGCTTACGAAGTTGTATCTATAGTAGTAACTCATTGTTTTTTATATTTGCCATTCTCGATAAATGTGTTGATACTTATCATCTACTTTTATATAGTGGTTTATGAGTCTAGATGTGACTCTACAGGGTCTAAAAAACCATAGATTGGAATGTTTGAATCTTGCTGACTTGGGGAACCAATGCCACCCAAAAAAGAATCCCTCTGTATGGTAGTTGAAGTTATATATAAGTTTTCCTTTTTCTTTTGTTTTCTTCCAATCTACAGCCAAATTGACATACTCATCATTTGGTCCTTTCATTTTTCTTCTTCTCTTCTTGTTTATGGTAATCTCTCCCAATCCCATAGGAATCTTTTCTTTGTTGCCTGTTTCCAGGATATACTCTCTAAATAAATCATTATAGGCGTATATTATTTGTTCCCATTCCACATACGTCAATTTGAGGTTTGGGTATTTCTTACAGAACAATGCATAGTTCTCTTTACTCGCTGAGCGCCACTCTACCTTAACTCTACACATATTAACTAAAATTAGGAGCGTTAGGTGCCTGTCCATCTATACCATTGTCTGCCATATCAGTCTTAAGATTAAAATATGTTTGCAGCAACCTCTGAGAAGTCATAGCCAGTACCTGGCTTCTCAAATATCCAGGTAATGAAAACTCTTTATCTAAAGGATTTTTGCAATACTCCTCATCAGTAACCTTATTGCTACAACGACAATCAGGATATAACACTTCATTTGGAACAGCATCTTCAAAGAAAGCCACTAATCTTATTGCCTCTATATCTGGATTAGTTACATATAGGTAATCATTGGTTATCCAGAAGTAACTTTCCTGCTTAACAACAGGTAGTTTTTTTAGATTCATATATCTATTTACTGTGATTTCTTTTAGTTTCTTTCCATTTCCACCCATTGCATTAATAGAATAAACCCCTTGGATAACATATTGGTAATTACCTTCTGCTATCTTTGGGATTTTATGTTTTGTTCTTGCTATTGTGCAATTATCTACATAATTACAGCATTCTGAAATAGGTACCTGTATCATTTCCAGACAAGGTATAGTTGTAAATACAGTATCAGTAGCCCACAATTTTCTAAGATTTGTCTCCCTTTTGGCTAAGAGAAGCATATTATTTCTAATCTCAGAAGCTATAGCCCTGTCTGTAATCATACTGTCTGTTGATAGTAGTTTGTGAAGACTTCTCACATCACTCACTATGTTTCTCATTGTTGACATTAGCTTAAGTATTATAAAATATGGTAAAGTTAAAAAATAGTTGGGAGAAATACTATAGTCCACTAACCATATTGATTATTATTTATAATTAACTTGGTTATAAAATGGTGTTCCCCAGCTCTTTACACTGGGGAAAACCTATCAATATGAAAACCAATAAACATATTGATATTATGGTGTGGTAGTCGTAGTACTAGTAGTAGGACACAACCTTTGTGTATCCCATGCTGTACCACTAGGACCAGTCATTCTTAGAATAGCAAAAGTGCCTGAAGCATAATCTACATTTGTATATTTCCACCATATAAGCTGTTGATAATGAATAGTTGGAGGAGGAACAGGGTCAATTAAGTCTATATATCCTAAACCAGGGTTAGCAGCATCAAACTCAGCCTTTCTAGTTGGTACTGTTCCTTTATTAGTGCCTATAAACTGAGGTATACCATTTACAGAGGCTGCATCTGGTGGTACAGTAGGATCTCCATATACATTATCAAAAGGACCTGAGTTGGTGTCTCCTGCAGACATACTGGATGTTGATTTTTTAACACCATTATGTATAATTTCAAACTTATCAGGAACTCCTTGACCACCTACCTGGAATATAACTACTCCTCCTGCAGGATCAAGAGCTACAGAAACCTCTGTAACTCCTGCACCTCCTGGTAAAGCCACTCCATTACAAGCAACTGGTGGAGCAGGGGTTGTTGTTGTAGTTGTTGTAGGTGAAGGATATACAAGAGAAATATCTGTATAATTAAGACATTTTCCCTCAGATTTAACTCTAACAATGATAGCACCATCAGGAACCAGCGTGGTTGAGTAACCAGCCATCAAAGCAGCTCTGCTTACTCCAGTCACAAAAGGAACTGTGTAAGCATCTATGTTTGAATACAAACTGAATGGACCAGTATCTGTATCTGCTGTCGTTAATGTTATTAGTGTTGTCATAATTTAAGGTAATGCATTACAATCTACTTGGCTACAATTGAGTTTTCCACTGCTGGTAGCTACAAGACCACCACTGAGTGACATTGTTGGAATCACACTGGTTATCAGCATTACCTGACCATCCTGTGGATTTAAGTAATATCTATTTACTGTTAACTGAAACTTATTAATAAACACTCCAAATCCCACAGAATTACAACCATTATTAAGACATGTGTATGTAATAATCTCATGATGATAGTGCTGAGTAGGACCTACAGTAGTGCTGGAAGATGTTGTTGTTGATGGAGGATTTACTGTTGTTGATGTTGTTGTTGTAGGAATACCTGTCACATTAACCAAAGTTTCTGTTTTACATGCTCCAAGGGATTTCAACTTCACAACTGTTGTTCCATCTGGAGCCTGAGTTGTAGAATATCCTATTAATAATTGAGCAGTAGTAATACCTGAAGCAAAGGCAGCGCTATACCCATTCACATCTGAATAGATATCAAATGGGCCAGCATCTGCGCCTATTACTGTAAACTGGATTACTAAGTTCATATTATGGTGTTGTTGTAGTAGTAGTTGTAGGAGCTGCTGTTGTACTTGTAGTAGTAGTAGTTGTTTGCATATTATGCATAGCTTCCTCTATTTTCTGTACAACAACAGTAAAGGTATCGTTGAAATTTATCCCTGTAATAGGAAGATTTGGACCAATATACTGTACAGTGTCAGAAGATGTCTTCTGGCAGTTGTTACATGTTCCTCCACAGGAACAAGGCTGAGAATTTTTATAGCAACACATGATATTAAGGTATATGCATTATAAAATTACATCCTATAGAAGGCTGAATATTAGCGTGAGGCTCACCAGCACCATTATTTTCTATAGTTATAGTATGTGTATGATCTCCTACACTACTTGTAGGAGTATTAGGTTGAAAATAACCAGCAGCCTCTCCACCACTACCATCATTGGATCCTGATTGAATATAAGCTGTAACTGTATGATTGTGTGCACCAGCATTTCCTATTGATGCTATGTGGTTGTGTGAAGGCATCTGGTTAACATTTGTTAGAGGCACTTCATTAGCCCCAAATGTAGATCTTAAATTATACTCAGGGTTTCCATTAACTCCTGGTCTAACTGTAGTGTCCATAGTAGTAGTACCCATATCAGTTGCTCCTACTAAGGTTCTACCCCTTAAGTCAGGTATTCCAGATTTGCTGGTACCATTACATAGATAGACCTTTTCCCATATACCATGTCCTACACCATCTGCATCAAAGAAATCATCTACACCTGGCCCACTTTTATTAAAAAAGTAAGGATAGGCTACATAAGGAATCATTTTGAGATAATTCTTTGGATTAGTTGTAGCTTGTTCAGCAATGTGAGCTGCAATTAGATCATCCAGCTCAGCTGTAGGAGTATAGTTAGAATGTAAATCAGTTTCCACACTACACAGTTTATCCATAACAGCCTGGAGTACCTCGTGAGTGCTTGATGTAGGATCAAGATCATCAAGACAAGCAGGAATATCATAGTCAGCATTTAAGGCTGCCAACTCTGATTGGACTATAATCATTTTCTGTTCCAATGATATCACTCTACTATCTATAGAACAAATAGATTTCACATATGCAGTAAGAATCTGGTTTAAATTAGGTGGTGGACAACAAGGTAAATTGGTTTGCACCAAGGTACAAATATCGTTGGCATTTATAATAGGATAGACTCCTGAGCCATCCATAAGTGTCAGTATCTTATTAGTCAGTCTGTTCTCTACCAACAGCAAACTGTCCCCAGTCTTAATATTAAGACCAGGAATATCTACTCCTGTATATTTGACACACTGGTCAGAGATTACATCTGCACAGCCATTAAAACAATTTGAACAAGCCATGGTTTATATTTTTTAAATTGTTATTAAATTAAGGACAGGTAAATTTAGTTGTAATAAATCCTGTACCACTTATCGTCCAAGCAGCTCCCTGATATTTATAGTAATTACTTCCAGCAATAGTAAGTGGAAAAGTTAAAGCAGGATCAGTATATATTCTAACACCAACATCTATTGTAGGAGTATTTGCATACCAATTATTCTGATTAACGCTTCCAAACTGACAACAAACATTTGGGTCACCAAATCCTGAAGAAAACCCAATAGGGAATCCTGTTGTAGTAGTTGTGGTAGTAGGAACTAGAGTAGTAGTACTGGTTGTTGTTGGAACTACTGTGGTACTAGTGGTTGTTGTAGGCCCTGGTGTTGTGGTAGTAGTTGTTGTTGGACAAAGGTTAGGTAATGGGTGAAACACTTTAATAACTTCCTTGTGTACACACTTTGCACAACCTGCTGTCAGTATTCTAACCCTGTTAGCAATTTGATTAATAGTAAAATCACAGGCATAATTCATATCAACATACTTGTTCATAAGGATTCTCTTGTAATGCAAGAGATCCAACAAATCAGTGACAGGTGTCCTATGATTTAACGCATAAGCAATATTGTTGTACATGTCCACACTGGCCTCGTACAACTTACAGTTGATAGCGTCAATCAAGGGCATTATCTCTGCACACTCTTTACAATTTGATACTCTAGGAACTATCATTTTTTATCTGGATTTTGTAGTTTAGCTATACATGCTGCGCATAACCCTCCTTGTAGAGAGCACCCACAGCCCACATGAGCCCCACATCCTACACAAGTTGCCATATTACTTAAAATTATGTATGAAAATATTACCAGCACATCCACAGTTATTGTTCATCATACTATCTAACATTGATGACGCTTTGTCATAAAGCTTGTTAGCCTCTATGATGGCACAATTATTAGCAGCAGCTATGCTGCCCTGTATAAGCAGATATATTGTATTGAGCTTTACTTTAGCCTGTGTTTTGATTTCTCTATCACATTCCATCATATCCAGACTCATAAATACTCTATCAAATTTCTCCTGTAGTTTATTCACTCTCATAATGGATATAGTATCAGTAAACGTAGCTGCAGGAGCTACAGAATAACTAAAGTGATACACACCATCAGGAAGTGGAATTAGTTCATCTCCTTCCATTGTAATACCTAAACACTTAGAATCAAGTATATTATTACTCTTTGGTTTAAAACGTATAGGTATAGGAGGAAACCCTGGAGGGGTAGCCATCAATGTAGGATTGGTCACTACAGGGGGATCTGAAGGATATTTAGAAGCATCAGCTATATTTATAGTCTTGACATCATGTGTATCAAGCATCACTATCTTCAACTTTAGACTTGCCATGGTTTTAAAATTAAAATGTCAGAGGACAGAGAAATCCTCTCATACCTCTGACATTAGGTTAAACAAATCTACTGGGATTATGGAATCAAAGTAGAAGTAGTGGTTGTAGTTGATGGTGCAACAGCTGTGGTTGTTGAAGTTGTTGTAACACAATCAGCATTCAAAGTCACAGTAGGATCAGTGATGGTAACACCAAATGCAGCAGCAAAGAAAGCATCAACTGTTGCTATCAAAGCTTCAGCAGGAACATCAGGGCTATTAACTACAGCAGGTACTGCAAGAATAACTGCGTAGTCTGTTTCCATGAAGTCACCCCACTGCCAAGAGTTTTTGTCATACTCTTTAAACTTGATGTAATAAGTGTCATACACTAAACCATCTACCACATAGCTCTCAAAGTTTCCATTATACCCTGCCATTCTGTACAAATGTTTAAGGTAACCTGCTTGATAGCTGTGATGGTTGATTTCTAATTGTCTGATTTCTGCAGCAGTTCCTGTTGGATAAGAAGATCTCTGCATGATTACAGCATTAGCCACAATGTTACAATTGTCTGCCACGATGAAGTCAGCTGTGGTAGCTGGACCTTCATAAACGAAAGTTCTAAACCACATTCTATCATATTCCCAAGGGAAGGCTGCGATATCACAAGGTACACCATATTTGGTTAATGGTTTTCCAGTGATACGAAGGATAGATGCTGCTCCAGTTCCAACTCTTTCAAATGTATAGAAGCTATTCAAAGAAAGATTGTCTGGATTGTTTCCAGGAGCTGCGAAGCGCAATTTTTCAATAAAGGCATCTACCAATGCTTGAATATCAGTTGCTCCAAGATCAGCACAAGGATCTTCACCACAATCACAACAAGGTGCTTGCACAGTTACTGATCTTGTAAATCCATTGAAAGCAATAGTGTCCATGTAACTTGAATGTCCACGTAATGTAATGGTAACAACGTCACCACATTGTACATTCCAGTCTTTTACCTCAGTGATTTGGGTCATCGCTGTTGGACAACCTTTTATCTTGTAAAACTCATATACGTTAGCATTACAATTGGCTGTGGCTGCACAACCTTTTATTTTGTCTGAACGTTTGCTACCTTGCAAATAGGTGTTTGCTCTACCTTGTGCAATGTAAAAATAGGGTGCTGCTGCCACATTACCTGCGTTAGCAACTGTGTAGTCATTTCTGAAAAACCCCAACTGCCCTGCACCTAAATCCTGAGTACTGGTAACACCTGCTGGAGGTATTGCAGCCTGGGTTGAAGGGACTACAAAGAGCGTGGTTAATGAAAAATCTGCCATTTTATTTATAAATTAAGTTATTAATTACTCGTTTGATTGTATTCTCATTTGAGAAGTCTGTATTGCTGACTGGTTTTCTATATATGTTGCTAAAGTTTGCACTGTCAAATCTAACAGCTCATCCTCTAAATAGAGTTCCAATTCACAATCTACGTTTGTTGATGGTGTACCATCGAACTTTATATATCCTTCTTTATCTATGTATATGGGATATCTCATATACATTATGTAGATAGCTAAGGGGGTAAAGGTTCCATCTGTAAAGATACTAATTTCATCTGAAGAAATCCAGTTAAATGTCTCTTGATATTCAAATGAAGGTCTATAGTGTTCATTATTTAATAGATATTGTAAATCACCATGTCTGGCCAAATCCTTATTTATCCAAATTTTTCTGTCTTTACATCTTCCTTTATTAGCTATAACAAAGCTATCCTCATAAAGCATGTATTCTGGTTTCAATTTGCTTAAATCAGCAGCCCATCTGTTTAAGATGGGATCTGCTAATGTTAAGTCCAACTTACCATCCTCATAAGTAACTACAAGTCTCTGTAAGTCTTCATAGCGCTTTTTGAAACTATCTTGACCCAGTCCAGATGTTGTAGCAAATCCATCCACTTTTTGCTTCACCAATTTAATCTGTGCTTCATTAAGCGCCAGAATCTTATCCTCTAAAGGGATTGATTGGTGGGCATTGGATGCTAACTTGTTCAATTTCTGATCAACCTTGTACAATAAACTGTCTACTGGTATCATTTTATTACACTGATGCTAATTTCTTAGCTTTTAATTTTCCTTCTAATACGAGCAAATCATCTTGGTGTTCATCGTCGATGAGGTATTTTACCAACTCATCTTCATCAATGGCTACCTCAAATTCTCCTTCATATACATGCCCATTAGGTTTGATGCGATATATACTGTGAGCAATTGCCTGTTTTACTAAATCTTTTATGTGAAGTAAATTCTCCTGCATATCAGCAAATCTATTAAACACATCCACTGTGTTCAAGCCAGCATACTTACCTTTATCAAACTCTGTCTTTTTCAACAGATTATCAATTTGATTATATACCATTTCTTCTTTTGTATCCTCTGTTACTGGAAGACCTAATAATCTGGCCACTTTACGTTTTTTCTCTATTGACATAGATTGGAACTTAACAATGGCTGTGTTGATAAGTTGTTTTTTCTTATACATCACTTGATTTTCAATCTCATCATCAGCTACATAAAACTGTGTATCTGCAGGATATTCTCCACGTTCCCATGCTGCATAACTGGATGCTATCGTAGGGTGGACTCTTAACCAAGCGAATGCGATTTCCTGGTGGGGAATAGACAAATCGAAATAGTTATCGCCATCCATTAGCTTAACAGGTTGGATGTGCATTGTATCATCTACACTTGTAGCAAGACCATAATTCCAAAATGTAGATCTTGGACCTAAGTCAATACCACCTAACTCTCTTTGCAGTCTATCTAAAAGCTCTTTTACTCTTTCTGTCTCCAACTCTTTTTCCAAAGGATCTGCTATTCTTTGGATATAAGCTGCATTAGGGTCTAATCCAGTTCTGTACTTTCCATCGTTTTCCTTGTAAGGAAATTTAAATACTCCAGTACCTGGAATTCTGGATAATCCTTTTTGAGCTAAACTACCTTGCATAGTCTGCGTATCTGCATTGCTGTACTCTTTCTTGATAACAGCAATTTTGCCTACTTTACTTCCCATATTTAGTTATTTTTTGGTTTAGTAGTGTGGGTGGGACTCGAACCCACGACCTCAGGGGTATGAACCCTGCGAGCTTCCAACTGCTCCACCACACGATTTATTTTACCAGCATTCGTGTATACAAGGATACAAGTCTGCTCTGTGGACTCTATGACTGCAAGGAAATGTATTTCCCCACCAATCATAGTCGTAATCATGTATTCTGTGAATACATGGTCCAATATCTCCTCTTGGGTGACAGGGTACTTGTTCTTTTGGTGTAAAAGATGTACATCCTAGAATCACCATTATTAGTAATATCAGTTTCATAATGTCAATTTTGTGAGAACAGAAACCCCCACTGGTGGGAGAGTGGTGCGTGGGGGAATCAGTCTCGAATTCAGTTATTAGAATTGAGGGATCTCTTCTATCAACACTGTTCTGGACAGGTCTTCAATGAAGATATCACATCTATCTTTCATCCATAACTCATAACCTGGGAATTTGTTAGCTGAACTCATACCTTGAGATTTCGCAAAACCTAAGTGGTGACGAGTACCATCGATATAACCCCAAGTCATAGAAGGCGCTCCTTTCATTCTTACCTCACGAATGTTGTTCACCATTGAACCATCAGACATTGGAGAAACATCGAACACGAAGAATACTGGTGTTGATTTTTTGTTTTGTCCAAACTCTAAGTTGGTTTGTGGTAAATCCAACTCTTTCAAGTGGATAAGCTCGATTCTACCAGTCTCACGAGTAACCATAGCATCGAATGCGAAGTTATAAGTGATATGTTGTCCTTCTCCTTGCAAGAATCTGTTTCCAGAGTCTGCTACCAGAGTAAGACCAGAATTAAGGGCGTCTGTTTTGATTGCTTGTTGGAACACATCAAATCCAGCCTCATTAGTGTACATTTTAACACGTCTGTCTTTTACATCCACACGTCTGTAGAACAAGTCTCCAAACACGCTTCGTAGAAGGTTAGCGTTGAACTCACCTCTGTTGTACTGAACTAAGTTTCCATTGTTACGCATTCTGTAGTATACACCAGCAGAAGTACGTTTTAATTCCTGACGAGAACCATGAGTTTTCACAGTACCTGGTTGAGACCAGATCATACGTTTAACTTTAAGTTCCATCATAGATTTTCTCATCATAAACTCGATGAAAGGTTCCCATTTAACATCATTACGAGTTAATGGCAATTGACCACGTCTTTGTGGAGCGTATACCAAGATGTCTAATGCTTTACCATCAGAATCCTTCATCATTCTGTCATCAGCCCATTCAGTGATTTTGTGTTCAAAACCATAACCACTGGAAAGAGATTCAAACATGGTGATTTTTTCACCCAATCTTGGAAGTCCTAACAAGTCTTGATCGAACTCACCAATAGCACCATCGATCAACTCTAATTCAACACCAACTCTTAAGAAGGTTGGGTTAACAAAGTCAACTTTAGGGTTTGGAGAAACTAATGTGAAGGAGTAAAGGTAACCTGCATTCCAAGGTACTGGATCTTTGATTACGTAGAGTCTAGGGCCATATTGACGAGTACCTACTGATACAATGGCATTTTTAGAGAATTCATTAGTGTCTAACACTAGCTGGAATTCTTGTCCATCTATACCTACTTTACCAGTTGGACTGGCTAGAGCATTGGCAGTAACCAAAGGAACGTCAATAATTTTAGGGAATTTGTAAGGAACAGCAATATCCCATTTCCAAGCATCGCTATTGTTGTCGATGTAGAATGGAGTACTTTTGTTAATCATGTCCAGAAAGTCATTGCTATACAATGTGCTCTGGGTATACAGACTTATGATTTTCTTATCATAATCTGCAGGCTCTGTGGAGTGGAAGGATTCCAAGTGATTGGAGTCTGTTAACTTACCCACAGCACGTTTATCCATTGAAGAAACTCTAGCGTAGGTAAACCCAACTAATCCTGGGATTGTTTGAATTGCCATTTTATTTCAGATTTATTGTTATTAATATTATAACCCTTTCCAAGAAGGACTATTTGCACTTGTTCCAGTTTTAGTGTCGCTGACAGGAGTTTTATCTTTTGTTACTTGTCTGGCAACTTCACTAAATAGGGAGTCAGTTTTTTTAGTTACACCTGTTCTTTGTATTGTGGAAAGAGTTGGATCTTTCTCTAATACTTTTAAGAGTAATGCTATCTTAACTTTGGTTGCGTGATTCTCAGGACGTTTTAGGTCTAGTATCATTTTGTCAAAATCAGTGAGCAATTCTCCTGAAGCAGTTTTATACTTGTCAACTAATAAGAACTCTTGTACTTCATTGGCCAACTTAGGGTTGATTGGAATACCATCGAATTCTTTTGTTTTTAGTTTGTCTTGTATAACAGACTGAACATTATTGATGTATTGGTTTCTGGTCAAAGTTTTCTGTTCTAAATCATGCTGAGCTCTTTGTTCCATCTCCTGCATCTTAACAGCTTCTTTTTTCACCAACACCTTATGGTTTCTTGCTGCAACGTCTGCTAAGTCCCCATAATTTTTCAATCTTTCAATCTCTGTAGCTATATCTTCACCCTCAAATCCTTGGTCTGCTAGTGATTTTCTCATCACTGCTTCTTGATTACCCTCGACTGTCATATCCATTTCTGCATAATTAACAGCCTCGATGTAAGCTCCCCAGTATTCTCTTGGGTCTACTCCTTTAACATATATGGCATCAAAAGCGTTCTGATAATCTTCACCAAACTGCCCAATGAAGTTATTCACCATATCAATAGCTCCTTTTCTTTTTTCTTCAGTGAATCTCTGTAAGAACAATTCTGGAGTATTAATAACAATATCATCTTCGTCTTCATCTTTATTGAAGACACCCAATTTAAATAAATCGTTTGAAAGAGCTTCAAACTGGTTATAATTAGAAGCTGGGTTTTCATCCTCATCTTCAGTGGAATCAGCTGGTTTCTTTACATCAGCCCCAGCCCCTGTTTCCTCTTCTTCCTCTTCCCCTTGATGATCTCCTATGAAATCAGCAATGGTATTCTTAACCTTAGGTTCCTCTCCATCTTTAGGAGGTTCCACTTCTTTACCCTTTGGTTTTGGTGGATCTGCAGGAGCTGGATCTTCAGCGTCCTTAATTATAGGGGTTATTTCTTCAGGGTTGCTTGAAGCAGTCTCAGGACCTAATAAGTCTCTCAAAAGTTCAGCATTTCCTAGGCCCATTTCCATGGTGTCTTTAATCCCAAAGTCACCAAATCCTTGGTTATTGTCTTCAATAGTTGCCATATGTAGTTATTATTATTGGTTTCGCATGTAAAATTAGTGAGAGCTTTATTACCATCAAAGCATAATTAAAGAAATTAGCGTAATTTTTTCGATAATATAGCATTAATATTTCTGCTCTCTAATCAAATTGATTTATTTTTTAGGGGGCGTTTTCTTATTTGCCCTGTTTTTAGCATTGATCTTTGCAATCTCAAGGTCATTTTTCTGATTTTCCCTGTCAACTTGTAGCTTTTCTCTCTCAACTGTTAGTTTACTAAGCCCTAATTTAGTTTTAGATTGGATATCAGACATTTTTGCCTCATGATCTTTGTTAGCTCTTGTTTCTTCAGCTGCCATATTGCTAATTTCTAATGCATCAGCAATTCCAGTTTGATCCACATCTGCTGTAGCTTCAGGGTTTCTACCCAAAGCATTAAGCAGTGCAATCTCTTTTTTGTTAATACGATCAAGCTCATTTTGATGATTTTGATTTTCCATCTCAATTTGTTTTTGCTGAGCAGCTTGTTCCATCTGAGCCTGAGCAATTTGACCTTGTTGATCAACTTGTTGTTGCTGAGTGGCTTGTGCTTGCTCTTGCATAGCTTGTTGTCTGTCACGCAAGTCTTTGAACACTTTTTTAAGTTGTCTTTGTGACTTGGTACTGTAAAGTTCAACAATATCGTAAACACTTCCTCCATTTTGGATGATTGCTTGACTCAAAGCTCTAATTTCATTGAACATTTGAGTATCTTCTGGTCTGTTGGTTGAGAACACTTTTAAATCTCTTAGTTTAATATCATTTCCATTAACCTGTATAAATGCAGCTTCTCCTTCTCCTGTAATATAAGAGACAGTAGATTGTGGTTTAGAACCTTGTATATATTGAGAAGCATCTACAATAGCCTGGTAAAGTTTACCTAAATTGTATTCATGGGCTACAAACAGTGGTTCTGTCTGTGCATAAGACTGCTGAACTGCTGTCTGAGTACCTGTAGCTGACTCTGAAGGTGTCACAGTACCCATTCTTTGTCTCGACATTCCTATCAATTCCCAGCACTCATTCTTCATCTGCATGGCCAGGTTATATCTGGATTGTATCTCAGCTGTACGAGTTAAGTCTAAGGAAGCAAACTGGTTGAATCCTGATGGAGCTTTTAGGTTTTCTGGAGAGTCATCAACAAATACCACTCCTCGTTTGCGTGCTTCCATTTCCCAGATATCGAGAGCATCCTGTGCATCTCCATCCTTAGGAATAGGAATGTGTCTGATAGACATCAGTTGTACTCTACCAACCTCTTTTTGTAGTAATTCAAAGAGTTGGTTCATACATACATTGTATATAACCTGGAATGGTTTCATCAGGTCTACCAATGAGCGTGATTCTGTATTCTTGATTTCATGAACAAGCCCTATAATGGGACAGTAGTCAAGTAACTTAAATGGTTTGACAAAATAGATGTCTGGCCCCACTTTAATTCCTTGGTACCATTCATTAATCCACCCCCATTCTAAGGATACTTGTGTTGGCATTGCTCCTGATTTGTAGTGCTCATCTACCAATACTGATTGTAATTGGTCAAATTGGTCTGTATATACAAGCTTTCCAATTTTCTTTTTGCTTATCCAGTAGGCTCTTACCACTACATATTTGTAACCAAAGGAAGAGACATTGGAAGTTAGCCCCAGGAAGTCTTTCAGACCATCATTGTTTTCTTTCAGCTCAGATTCAATCAGCATTCTTGTCTGAAGAACAAGAGGGTCATATGTGTCATATATAATACTGTCTTGCCCTTCGACTGCATTAGGGTTTCCTAAATTAGATTCCCTTACATTGATAAGTCCATAATCCTGAAGGCTGGAACGTAAGTGATCTATTTCTTCTTTAGTTATATCTGGGATTGACTCAATAATCTCAGAAAGTTCCATTACCTGAACTGTACCTGCAGCATAGGCTCCATGTGCTCTTCCTGAAGGGTCACTTGTCCACTTTAAGTCTGGGGTAGATAACCACCAGGTGTTTTTTGGGTTTGCTACCTCTATATTATATCCTAACTTGGAGTTATCCTCATAAAGATGGTAATATTGTCTATTAGCTATCATAAGGTCACGAAAAGCATCCTCTGACTTCTCTTTGATATTAAACTCACCTTTTGAACATGTAAGTATGTGATTGGCCCATTTTTCAGCTGTAGAAGTGTAGTCAGTCAGTTCTTCCTGTACCTGTTGCATGGTTCTTTGCTGCATTTCCTCATCAGGTACTTCAATACCTTGCATTGCAGCATGCTCCATTAGCTTTCTATTGGCTTCCTGAAGAATATAATCCTGAAGTATCTGGGTTTTGTATTGAAGTTCCTCTGACTTGGATTCGTCATCGAAGGCTTTTATTCTATAGGTATCTGGTCTTTTAGTCAGCTCTCCAGTTAATTCATTAATTGGAGTGGTGACAATAGAGTAATGTTTCACATATTTGGGAAGCTCCATGTCTTTTTCCAAGATATCTGTGAAACTTTTCACATCTGGCTCCTGATAGAAGTCTTCAGGGCGAAGAATTCCTTTCATCAGGTCATAATTGCTCACAAATGTATCCCTGTTCTTAACGTATTCTGCATAGGCTTTGTTGGCAAAGTAATCCATAGTATTCTTTATCCAACTCTCATCCTTTTTCTCCTTGTCAGTTTTAAACTGGTCAGGGAAGATGTTAAGGTAGGCATATCTGATTGTGGCGTCCTTGGTATATCTGATAATTGCCATTTTATTTTCTAAATAACTTGTTACTATTCACGAACATGTTTCTCGTTGGAGAAAACAGTTTTTTCCTTGGTTTGTCATGGGCATACATAGTTCTGACTCGAATGTCTCCCTCACTGCCCACTGCTCCCATTATTGGGTCCAGCTTCATTGCTAAGGCTATAGCCAGCTCTGCAGCAATAATTCTATCGAAGTTTCCTTCGTCATTATAGGCTATCATTTCATCTAACAGAAGAGGATCAAATATCTTGGTCATTCCTTTTAAAGCTGGCATGATTTCCCCATCATCAACAAGAGTCTTCTCTCTGATAAGAACTTCCTCTGTATATTTCTTCAAGCATCCATGCAAAAATAATCTAATTTTTTCAGCTGACCTATGTATACCAAAGTCTCTTTTTACTGTAGTGTTAGGTACAATCTCCTGAAGCCAAATAGGTTGGCGCTCTAAGTAGTGAGAATCACCTTTTGCTATCATATAGTCAATGAAAGAAATTTCATCATTTTCTACTAATGCTCTAGCATTATAAAACTTAATTAACAATCTGGCTTGGTCTTCCCACACCTCTTTTCTGTCTGGTCTTGCACAATAGCTCGCCACAAACATATCTTGATATTTCTCTCCTGAAATCGAGTGCATCCTTTTGTAGATGTAAACGACACCCAAAGAACTACTGTAAGCAGCTTTGCCCTGTCTATAAGGGTCAACACCAGCAACATATAATCCATAGGGAGGATTGTCAACAGGGAACTCGTATATAATAACTGGAGCGTCCTTGTTATCGTCTTTCTTAGCTGGGAAATTTGTAATTGGTTGTTTGTCTGTGAATTCATGTTTAACTCCTTCTCCATCATCGTATAGTACTACAGGAATACCTGTATGGGCGTTTTCCTGCAATCGTGTTTTTTGTCTCTTTGCTCCTTCGATATCGAAGATATTCTCTCCTGATTGAAGGAAACATTCCTCTACAGTTAGAGGGTAGTACATTATTTGTTTTAAGTATATAGTTCTGTCTGGGTTTAGCTTAGCTGCAGCTCTTTCTTTAGCTATTAGCTCTCTGGCTTTGTCTTTATCAGCAGCTTTGATTAGAATATTGTGTAGATCTGAGTCTTTAGGAAGAACAAGTCCTCTTTCTTGAGTTAACCACTCTCCTAGGGTCATTTCTCTTTTACAATCCTGACGATACAGACCAGAGAGGAAGAGTCCTGTTTCCCTACCTGTCTCAGGGTCCACACATGCATGGAAGTTATTTGCACGAGGATTGTAGAAAAAGTTCTCAGCATCTTGGCCCCTCTCGAAGGAACCACCAGTTCCAACAAGGATGGGAACAGCTCTCCAGCCATTAGCTCCTTTTATTGCAGGTTCCCCTGCTTTAAATGTTGCAGCGAAGGGATATTTCCCTATCTCGTCCATGATAAGGGATTTAGCAGTTGTACCTGCTGCCACCTCAGTAACGTTACCATCCTTGGCGTTACGAATTACGATGTAGCTCCAGATGGCATCCTCTCCATCAGATTTCTTGTATCCCAATCTAATCTGGTTGGAGCGCCATGTCTTATCCAGACGAGGTATAGCTATCCCTGGCCAAAGGTTCTTCATCCCAAAATCCACCTTGTCCTTAAGTAGGCCTAAGTCATAATCGTTACCACATATGATAACGTTCTGTGTGTTCTCAAAGAGCGTGGCATTCATTCCAAAGTATGAGGCTTCCATTTCAGATTTTCCTCCCTGACGTCCCCCTACTTCCATATAACCCTCTTTTAGATTTTTACACTCTTCGAGGATTTCTGCTCGTATCCACTCATTATCTCTGAGCTCTGGGAGACTGGTAATACGTACGTCATTGCCATAGTTATCCTTGCTATCTATACGTATCCACCAATGATTAAGGTGCCAATACAACCAGCCAGAGAAATAAACTCCATTGATTGTGACACCTCCCTTAATTTTTTCTTCTTCCCACTTTATCAGATCCTCAAACTCCTTTGTTCCAGGAGGTGGTAGGGATGAGATGTTCTTGAAGAATTCTGTGCTTCTGATTTCCATCTTCAGGATTATTTAGTTTGCATTCTGTGAGGGACAGTGGATTGACCTCTGGCCTCTTTCTTAGCATCCTCTTTCTCCCTGAGTTTATCGACTACCTCTAAAAGGGCCAAGTAATTCTTCATTGTTTCCTGGACGAATTTCCCCTGTGTCTCAACAGAGGCTATCACCATGGGAAGCAATCCTCCTTTGGAGGTAGGCTTCCATTCTATCCTGTCTTTCATTTCACTAAGGGGATTTTTGTCTATGTAGTCTCTCCAGGTTTGGAGTTGTTCCTCAGCCCAATCCAGCTCAGTGTTAATGTAAGTTTTCTTAGTCAGTGCCATTATATAGTTCTTTTAGCAGGATGGCGTCAAGAAAGTTTAGGTTCTTGAGATCCTCCCTGCGTTGTTTTAATTCTTCAATTTTTTTGGTGAGTTCGCCTACAATTCTTCCTATGTCCTCCATCTCTTTCCTTCTGGAGGCCATAGCTTGTAAAATTTCATATTTTGTAGGGTCATTCATTGTACTCATCTGGGCTATCCTCAGATTGGAAAGCACTGTCAAGCTCTAACTCTGTCAAATAGTTGGTAAGAGCTTCAGCAAATTCTCTGTCTGAAATATTATATATATCTCCCCCATCTAAAGCATGTGCAATGTGCTCACCTATAGGTAAGCCTGGATATTCCTTGTGTAATCTTATTATGGAGCTACTGATTATTGTAGCATAAACTGGATTTCTCATGATAATTTGTCTATATCGTCATCAGTTAATTTTTTTATCTCAATAGTAGGAGGATTCTTAGGAGACTTATTATCATCCTCATCATCAACATATTCCTTATAGTCCTCACTATTATCTTTAATATTTGGCCTGATACCATCTTTCATAAATTCAGGGTTAATGTATTCGTCCTTTGTAAGAATAATCAACTTATCCTGATGAGGATCATCATTATTTGAGAACAAATCTACGTAATCTATTCCTTTTTCATACAATTCTATGAGAAGATTAATCAACACATCCAGTGGGAGCTTCTCTATTTTAAATGTTCGTTTCATCATTTATAGTTTTTTCCTGTTCATCAGTAATCTCAGCTTCCCATTTAGACAGAGGACAAGAGCATGACAAACATTTAGTTTTAGGAGCTAAGGTACAACCACATTCTGTACAATGCTCATCTTTTCTTATAGTTTTATAACCCTTTAACTTAGCATTTGTAGAATTGAAAGGACAATCTTTGCAAATGGCCATTCTTTCTTCAGACACTTCAGCTATCTTCTCCTGGAGATACTGAGGAGGGTTTATGTGGTTCCTCCACCCCTCGAATATTTGCTTTAGACTCATAATTAACTAGTTTTGGTTTTAAATGTTCTATATTCTTGTGAACAATATCTAATTTTAGGTTCAAAACCCTGGTATCCCTCTCTGTGTCTGCCTTCGCAAGCATTGACTTAAAAATTACATTTTGAGATTCATACTTATCCATCCACCTGTGTGCCTTTTTCTGATTGAAAACAAACTTCCCAAATCCTGACAATTCAATAGAGTTGTGAGTAGAGGTTGCTCTAAATGCTGAGGTAAACTGATCAGTAATAACTGTATCAATTATTCTCTCAGGAATGTGAAGCTGTTGAGACAACTTCTTTACGAGCCACTCTTTCAGAGGCATGCTCATTGACTTCTCCATTGGTTTGTTCATTGTTTACTGTTAACGTTATCTGTAGAATAAGGGGCTTAGAGAAATCAAGAGCTATGCGTGGGTTAACTACTATCTGTTTTCCTGCTTTAACAAGGATGCCTTTAGTCTTTAACTTAGACACCATATTATTAATAGTAGGAAAGGAACTGTGATAGATATCACAAAAGTCCTGTCTAACAGTAGCATAACTAATACTGCCTCTGACAGCAGAAAAGGCGATAAGCTGAATCTCACGCTCTGTTAAAAAGAGGCTGTTGAGTGCTGATATCAGGCCATAATACTGCTGGGCCAACTCCAATCTATTGGAGGAGGTTTTTGCTAGCTTCTGAATTGTCATAGTTTCCATAATGTAATTGATTAGAACAAAGGTACAAATAATCATACTGATTATTTAAAAATTTTTTTTAATTTTTTTTTGGATAAATGTGAGTGTAAGGGTTGTCCCCATCCAACAAGCTACCCCACCTATAATTTGAGATGTGGATATATCCCCCACACAAAACGTAAACAATTAAATTTTATATATTATGGAAACGAATGAATTAAAAGATTTAGGATTGGTATCTGATTATGTTGGTAAAAAAGGTAAAATTGGTATCGTTGATTCCAACTTAGCAGGTAGTGCACGAGTTATCATTAACTTACTTAATGATAAGAAAGAAAAACTTCGTTGTTTCTTAGGCACAGGCTTAAGTAAACAATTGCGTGACAAAGAAATCACGTTAGGTACTCTGCTCACGCTTCGCTACGCAGAGAACGAACGTGGTCACATCTACATTGTAAGACCTCAAGGTAATGAAATCTACTATGAGGCTAAAGAACTTACTGTTGAGGATTATCAATCTGAAGAGGTAAACATCGAAGATTTCTTGACTTTATAGTCAAGAAATCTTCTTGTTTTGTGTAGAAACAATTGTGTAGAAACAGAAGATTTATTGCATTATTCGCAATAGCATACAAAAAATCCCCGAGAAAACTTTTTTGTCATTATTGATAATTCAGTGATTTGGATAATTTATTGCGAAATGTGTAAAAAAGGTATTTGTGTAGTATCGAGAGATTACTATGCATTGTTTGATTGTGTTGTTTGAGGATGATGGAGGAATAATTAGCTGTTATTCCTCCTGAAATCCATTGAAAATGATGCAATATTGTAGGAAAAAATGTGCACAAACACGTACATTGGAAAAATAGTGTTTAAAAAACAAACAACAATTAAGAAATTAAACAAAAGATATAGCATTATGTATATTACATATCACGAAGAAATTAGTATAGGAGATAAAGAGGTTATAGATTTTCCTCATGGTTGTCTTGATATAACAATTAAGGTTTATCTTGAAAATAAGGGTATTTCTCAGGCGAATTATAAAGTTAGGAGTAATGGATATTATCTGTTTATTTACTTGGATAATGGGGATAGAGTTGATGTTAAAATATTATAATTAAGTAATTATGGATAATAATGAAAGAATGTTGCGTCAGGCAATATGTAAAGATTATATTGCTTTACATGAGATGAAGACTATTGTGGAGAGATTACATGATAGTACTCATAAGGCGATATTTCTTAAGGAAATAGAGTCTGCTCTTAGAACTAATGGGAGAAATAGAGAGAGAATATGTGGCAAAGACGATTTGTTTATTGCTAACATGGATAATAATTGTTCAGATGAACCAATGATAACATTATGAAAAAGTCAGAAATTTATTTGTTTGTGTCAATAGGATTGTTCTTATTGACACTCATTATCATACCAGTTGGAGGATTTACTAATAGTAATCCATACAGAGAATGGTATATGAATGGGTTTATGGTAGCTGAAATCAATGCTCTTGTGAGTATTGTTGTATTTTGGAGGTCAAATGTTAAAGAGAAAAAGAAACATGAACAGAATAGTTAAAATATTGTATGTATTTGTATGCCTATTGCTCCTTGCGATAGGTATACTTTGCTATAGATTATCTGAGAGTGCATTTCAGAATTATCTAATCTTCTTAGTGCCAATGGCATTAATCAGAATGTTACACAGTGTGTTATTGATAAAAACATATGTGAAGAAATGAGTAATATCATACTAGAGAGAGCTTTCTGTTTTAAAGATCAGGAAGCTCTTAGCAGTATGTATAATATTGCTCGTGGCTTACATAGTGGCAGATTTAAAGAAAATGTATTGAAAGCACTTGATGATGCTATTAATATTAATACATTACAGTGTAATTATGCTCATCAAATGGCTGAAAATATAGATGATTATCTAGAGAGTGAAATTGAAGAATTAATTAACGAAATAAATAGAAAACATGGAAATACGTGTGAATAAATTAGCAAGAGTATTAGGATTTAATGCTGAAGGATTGGCCTTGTTACTCAGTGAACAATTATTTATGGGACATGTAGAATTGTCTCCAAATAGTAAATTGAGCATTATGGACGCTACAAGAGGTGATATGGTATCTTCTGAAGTTAAACCAACAACTCCTGAAGATATGATGACATTGGAGCAGTTATATCAAAGGAGAGAATATATTGAGACAGTTATTGCCAAGCGTGAAGTTATTGATACTTTGCGTAATACTGTTCACAAGTGTATTGATTTGGGTATTACAGCTGATGAATTAGGGTGTTTGCTGTTATCAACACCTGAAGGAGTTTATGAGAGTAGTATGAATGAACAGGGTATATAATAGTTTTAATTGTTTTGATAAGTATTAGTATAATGCCCAATTTTAAAGGTACAAGGAGAGATTTCTTCTTGTGCCTTTTTTTATGTGTAGCTCTTGATTGCAGCTACATATTACCAATAGTTTTATAATCACATTAATATAGCATTAAAATGAAAACGCACAAGTTTTATAAGGAAGATAATGTATGGTACATTGATATACCAAATTATCCTTTTCCTAAGTCAACATTAGCGATGGTGTTAGGAGCAGATGAATTGCTGGATAAATTGTCTAATCATGGTAAGGAAATAACAATTAATTTCAGTACAAAGGAGTTTGAAGGACAGGAGGATGTATTGATTAGGACTAATAAGTTAGGAATAACTGAAGGTGCTATTTATATGCCTGTGACTAATCACATTAAACATGAAATGGAAGGGAATAAGAATAGATTGTGGTTGTGTCCTGTTACATTGTATGTGTTTGGTAAATATCCTAAACAAATTTATTATTCAGTAGTTAAAAATTAGAGAGTATTATGGAAACAAGTATTGAAGTGAAGAGTACAGTTGCTACTGTAACAATGAGTATTACAACACCAGAGGATTTATCTGATTTTATAGATGTTGTGTTAGTTAAAGTGGACAAGAAATTAGCTGAACAGGAGAAGAATAGGAATAATTATGTTATAGTTATTCCAGAGCGTGTAACATGGAAGAATTTTGAATTAATTCGTAAAATGTACCAGGATGCAGGATGGAAGAGAGTTGATGGTGTATATGTAGATATAAATAATGTTGTTAAAGGAGGTTTAAGATTAGAATTTACAAGATAATATTATGAGAGTAGTAACACCACAACAGAAAACAGCTGCACACAAGCAGAATGTGGTCAATACAATTAATTTTGAATTGGCTAAACAACCACACGATCAGGTAAGATATTATGTGAGAGTTAATGAGAATCTTCTCAGACAGGATATCCTTGACATTGTGAAATTGTATAAGGATGCAGGATGGGCCAATGTCACATGTAGTCATAATGCACAGGGTGCACAATTCACATTTCATAGATACTAATGAAGAGAATATTATTAATGGGGCTGATGTGTATCACATTGGCCTCATGTACTACAGAACCTGTTAATCATGAATATGTACAGCAGGATATCAAGACAGGTAAGATGGATAAGGTCAACATCATGTTTAAAACAACATATGCTCATTCACAAATACATTTATATGATGTAGAGAATAATGTGGTTATTGATGAGACCAGAGGTGCTGAGTTCAGTCATTATTATGAGCTTGAACATGGCAAGCATTATATATTCAAATTTGATAAGGATAATGAAGAGACTATTGATAACCAAGAGCCAGCTGTATATATTTATATTAAGAATGTATCTACAGGTAAGGTCATTGATGATTTTGAATATGAAGGCTGTTTGTTGGGATACACCAATAATTTTATAGTGTGGTAAAAAAACTAAAATAACATTCCAAGATGTTGAGGACAGCTTAGTTTCCCATGTGGTTAAGCTGTAAAACACAAACCAATTAAACAATCAAAATTATGATCGTACTTACAGAACAAGAGGATTTAAGCCTCTATGATGATTTCAGTACTAAAGTTGCTGTTGCTGCGTTCAAATGCACTACAGACAACATTGTAGAACTTTCTGATGCTAATGTTAGTGTTAAAGATAGCACTGTAGAATTAGGAATGGCAGGTGGACAAGTAGTATTAGATAGAGTAATTGAGCTTACTAAAGATATGGACAGAGATACTCTGGTTAAATTTTTGGCTCAATCAACCTCAGCCTTAGTTGTTAAGAATATGAATCAACATCCACATTACAGAATGATGGTAATGTTGGTTTCTAAACTGATGTAATATGAAGTATATTACTAAACTTAAACTCGCTGCAATGCACCAGCTGTGTGATGCAGAGGACAGAAGTACTGAGTTCATGATTCAGTATCTACAGGATATGTGCAAAGTATCATTTGATACTGTTATGAACTATCTACAATTACCTCAACATGAGCTTAACACATTGAGAAGAGAGGTAAATGGATTTATGGAAATGTTTGAACCATTTGAATTAGAGGAAGATGACTAAGAGAATATATGATCCTACTATTCTACCTGAGACAAAGGTGGGTAAAATAAAAATGAGAGAAACAGCCTATAACTATGCTAAGGATATGATAGATAATAGTGGGAAGAGTGAGTTTAAAATGCTCACTCTTCCTTCTACAGCCTGGGAATTTGAAAAGGATATTCTTAATTATGCATTTGAACATGATAAAACTATAGTTTTACATGCTTTTGAATATGATTGGGATATATTTGTTAAAATCAAGGCATTCCTTAATCAACCTGTTGGGCAAGACAGACCATTAAATAATAACACTACACATTGGAGAACAAAGAAGAACATATATAATTGTTCTGCTGTTGTACATAATACTGAAGTATTTGAATATTTACAGAAAACAAATATTATGTTTGATTATATGTGGTTAGATTTAATGAGTCCTGTAGATATGATACGTAAGAAGGTAATTCATGCTTCTAATAGATTACATGAGAATGGTATTCTTATTCTTAGTTTTACTAAGGGTAGAGAGAAATTTGGAATAGCAGACAGAGTAGGCTATATATGTGAAGGTTTACCTGATATGATCTATATTGAGGATATTGAATATTGTGATACATCACCAATGGTGAATGTTATATTTAGAAAGAAATTAACTTTAGAAGGCTTAAATGAAACAGTATATTTAGGACCAGAAACAAAAATAAACTAACACAAATATCAAGATGGAAAACACAGTAACAAAAGGTAACGCTAAGAGAGTTACAGAAAAAACTATTTTAAAGAGAGCTGAGGCTCTATATAATGTATTGAAAGTACTTCATGAGAAGGAAGGAAAGAAAATGCATAAGGAGGAGTTTATGAAGCTCCTGAAGAAGAGTACTAATGCAGGTCAGAATTATAGTGCATTGGTTAAACACAATATTATTTCAGGGTCACAGAGAGGTAAGCGTGAGTCTTATGTACATTATAGTGGTATGGAGCCTAATATTGTGGCATGTAAGAAGATTATAGAATATGTAGTGGAATTAGGCAGAGAATGGAACAGAAGATTTCAGGAGAAGCATGGTGGTAAAAGAAATGTTACCAGCACTGCTACTGTTGAGCATAAACATGTAACTGCTGTAGTTGATAAAGAGCCTAAGTTAGCTCCTCTTCATTATAATAATTTCCTTAAGGAGATTGCTATTCTAAAGGAGAGATATGCACTCACTGTACCTAATGCACACATTGAAATAAATGTGAGAGTATCATCAAATACTACAGTATAATGGATGAGGTATTAGCAATCATAGGATTTATAATTGTTGGTTATATCTTAGGATTAATGTATAAGAACAAAAGATGGTAAATAATAATGGGGGAGGAAACTCCCCTAATATTTATGTTATGGGACTAACAGAATATGAAAGAACCTTGGTTAAGGCTGAGAGAGACAGATTGGCAGAAGAGGCGAGAGTATTATGGCACAGTGGTACATCTGAACAGTTTATCAGAGCACATAATATGAGATACAAGGTAGCTAAAGTGTTGTTAGAGAACATTTCTATAGAGGATTTTGTATTCTCGTTAGAACTCAAGGAAGACAGAGATCATTATATGACATTATTTAGACTTTATGAAAATTTATATTTATGAAAACACTATTATTTATTTTAATGATACCTTATCTTCTATTGGTAATGGTATGGGCATATCAGAGGATATATTTCATGAAATATCCAGCATGGGTTACATGGAAGAACTATTTAAAGAGATACAATATGTCTTGGTTATTGTATATAGAAAAATCTCTGTATGTTACAGGGTTTATTCTATTATTGTGGGGTACAGGAATGCTAATCGATTTAATATTATCATAATTATGGATGTAGAACTAACACCAAAGAGGGTAAAAAGAACCATTAGGGAGATAGCAAGGCTGTCTAACTGTATATATGAGTCAGATTGTGTAGATTGTATGCATAGTTTGGCACATATGATAAATATGTTATCAGCTGTGCTTGCTGAGAAGAAAACTATAAAAGAGTTTCTTGAACATATAGCTGAGAGTAATGCAGGACCAAAGGTAATACAATGGTATCTTGACATGTACGAAGTATAATTGTTATAAATACACAATCAAATGACAAAACATTACATAGTATTAGGAGTTCCTCAGACAGCTACTAAGGAACAGATAAAAAGAGCATATAGGCGTCTCAGTTTAATATATCATCCAGATATGCCTACAGCTGACAAGAAGAAATATCTTGAGGTAAAGGAAGCGTATGATGCTCTCATTAAGATAGATCCTACGAAAGTACACCAACAATATGAACATAGAACTAAGCCATATGTTCATATTATAAGTAAAAGGCTTAGTAAAGAAGGCAATGCTCAGATATTTATTATGTTTGAGAATATGGCTGTAGCACATACCTCACACTTTGGTATGAGTAGTACATGGCATTTAATGGGTATGAACAGTGGTACAATTGAGCTCGATAAAGCCTTTTTAAGGAACTGTGGATATAAGTTTAATATATTGTTCTCATCCATTAATGGAAATACTCTTATTCTTAAGCAATTTGAGTTTGATGAGCCATTTGCGTGGTTCTGGAAGATAGTATATTCATTTAAAAGATATTTCTTATGATAACAATAATAGTACGTGGTGCCTTAATAATAGTAGGAATAATAGGAGTAATATGCTCAGGCATAATGGCCTATCAAGGACAATTATTGTTAGGATGTATTGCAGGGTCAGTTAATTTATTAGCTCTTACGCATAATATTGAACAACTTAGAAAAAAACTTAATAAGCCTGTTGAAGAAATAGATGAGATAGGCAATAATTCAGAAAAAGATGAAAAATAGTATTTTAATTGTAGCCTTAGCGCTACTTATGGTAGGTTGTAACAGTAGGTCAGGTCATAGAAGATCTAAACCAGTGGATACTAAACGTAATGTATATGTTAGATTCAATGGTGAGGATAAAGATATTCCTGCAGATGGACAATTAATGGTTGTGAAGTGTAGCTTGGAAGACACAGTAGTGGTAGAACCAGCAACGCTTGATGACTGTAGAAGAGTTCTTGAAGAAAATGGAAAAGGGTAGGCTAACTGATGAATTCAAAGCATATCTTGAATCTAATGGCTATTTTGACCTTAAGGAAGTGGATGGTAAGATATTAGGATTGATGAGATTTATGTACACTATAGCCATTGTTGTTGATATAGACAGCACTGGCTATAGTCATAGATATTGTTATCCTAATGAGAGAGCATTTAGCTGTCTTGTAAACTATAAACACTATAAAGGTGAAGGAGATCCTGGAGGTCATTGGTTAGTTAGAAAAGGTAGAGGAGGAGATTATCGTAATCCTAATTTAGGAGAAACCAATTAAACAATTATATATTATGGGACTATTAGAGGCCAAAATTAAAGAGGTGCAGGATGCTGCTGCATTCGAGGGTAAGAAAGCTGTGATACAAATCATGGATGCTAAGGATATTGTACCTGGTACATGGAGTATGTTTTGGGATGATGATACACGTTCATTTGGTGATATAGCCATAGGTAAATATGGTAGCTATGATGAGGGTAGTGATTATCCACATGTAATACAGGAGGGTTCAGGCTATCATCATGCTCAGGCTATTCCAGAGGATATACTTGAGAGATTTAAAAATGTTTTACCTGCTGGTATGTTTTAATCATGGAAGAGGATAAACCTAAAAGACCATTGATTATGACAATATTAATAATAATACAAATCCTTATAGGATTAGCTGTTATTTGGATATTGTGTTCAATTGCTAGTGCTTTAATCACATATGGAGTTATATATGCATGCCATGGTGAGTGTAATCTTGAGCATATTGAGCAGTATGACAACTACATCAAAGTGGGATATGGTATATTCGTATCTGTGTGCTTTGCTGCGTATTTAAGATTTATGAACAATAAATATCATTTATTATGAAAAAACTATTAGTATTAGGTGTTATGCTATTGGGAACAATAGTACATGGTCAGTATCAGAAACCTGTAAAGTTAAGCACTATTACAATGGCTGATAGCTATAAGGGCTCTTCTGTTAGAGCGTATAAGGTAGTGAGTGGGTATACCAAGAGTCAGACAAACTATTTGCCTGCTGATATGCAACCAAATCAGGAGAAACCCAAGCCTGTTTATAAGGGTGAGTGGAAGACATATGATTTAGATCAGAAGGAGAATGATAGTATAGGTTATGGTGGAGCACATAGGACTAGTGATGTAGCGATATATCATGGGTCTAAATATCCTGTGTATGTTAGCAAGAAAGGTAAATTATTCATATGGGTGACTTCAAGTAGTGGTAACACATACAGGAAATACATAAACTAAAATAACTTCGCAAGATGTTGAGCGCACCTTAGTTACCTCAGGGTTTTTTACAGGCTTCATTTTTTAGCCCTGAGGTTTTAGGTGTAAAACACAAAACAATCAAATAACAGAAAAATGGATGAATTAGAAATTAAAGAACAAATAGATCAAGCTATACATGATGAGAATTATGAATTAGCTCATGAATTAGGTAAAAAATTGAAATCATATTTTAATACAGGTTTAATAACATATGGCAAAGACTAAATTACGTAGATATGGAATCTATCATCCTAAAGAGGGATTCCTTAATATCATGTGCAAATTAGATGTATGTGATTTTGAGTACGTGGGTACTGTAGAGGCTAGAAATTTAGTGAGCGTGTTTTATCAGGCCCAGAATGATTTTAATCCTGCATATGCATCACCAGGGAAGAGAAGTACTATGGTGGGTGATATTGTTGTTGATGGTGATCAAGTTCATATGTTCAGAGGTGTAGGATTGAAACGTATAGCTAAAACAACGAAGCTCTATAAGGACATAATGGCTACTGATGAAGCTATTATGGAAATCTTAGCCAGAACAAAGCTTACCCAGGATGATATTGATAATCTTGTAGAGAACTGTGTATGAGTTATGCTTCTGACTTTGGACATGATATACCACCAGATGATTGGAATGGAGATTATGGTAGAAGGAGGTATAGAGCAAGATATCATTATAATGATAACAGAAGAACTGAACTATGTTATCATGATATAGTTGCTGAGACTGATAAGGCGTTGCTGTTCTTAACTAAGGATGGTAAAACCTGGGTACCTAAGAGTAAAATAGAGAGTATACATTATAATTTACATATAGCGTATATTCCTTTGTGGTTGTGGAATAAACTTAAATATTTTGAAGACACTCCTGAATAATCCCACCTGCCTGATTGCATATGCAGGATCTTGATTAGAGGTTAGTTTGTAAGAGAAAGGGGATTTGCAATCATCCCCTTTTTTATTATTTACCTTTTAGTTTTTTAAACGTATTAGGTTTATATTTTGTATTTACATTTAAGTCTACCTGTTTAGCTTTTTTAGTAGTACGCTGAAAACTATAGATTTGAGAGCTTTCATCACAAGGAATAAATTTTGTTGCCATGACTTAGATTTTTAATTATTATTTTTCTTTAAAACCAAAGAAGGGTTTCCTACAGCTTCGCTGTAAGAGACACCTTTTTTATAAAGGGAACCATAAATCAGTTTTTAAAAGTCGTCATACCCTTTAAACCCTTCAAGAATGTTTTCACATTCAACCCTCACATCTCTTATTTTCGCTAAGTAGTTTATAGTGAGGCAATTAACACCTGATTTATTTCTTTGTGCCCAGCACAAATTGATACATAAATATAACACAAAAATGTTGAAATATCAAGTAAAATAAGGGCTTTTACCAGTGGTTAAGGTAATTTGGACCCATTATAAATAACCTAAGAAATTATGAATAAATACATTGAACAGCGTAATCTGGCCATACAGGATATGGATATTACAGTGAGAGCTAAGAATGTGCTTAAAGCATTGGATGTACACACTATTGCAGATTTACATCTGATGTATCTATTGAACACAATTCCTAAGGCTAAAACAATCATCAAATATTATCCTTATATCAACATTGAACTTGCTTATTCTAAGAAGATCAATGAGGAAGTAAAGGAGCTCTTAAGAGTATATTGTGGTGTAGAAGAATTAGACCATGTTGGAGTATGAGTCCATTGGTGCTATTCGCCAGTCTGTTAAGATAGCAGACAATCTATTTGAATCTCAGATTGAAATAGACTATATGGAATATAGACTCGCTAAGGGTAGGTTTCTAAAGCAAATAAAAAAGATCCACAAGTTGGAGAGAGATAGTGCATTTCAGAATAATTACTATAGCGAGAATAATATTTCATGGTTTCTATTGAATGGCACAAGGTATTTTACTATCCTGTGCCAGATAGGAACAGCCATAGAAGACAGATACTATGGCAAACAAATTGTATTTTTTAATGTTTAATTTTTAATATTTTAATTATGAGTGTATTTGAAAAACACGCAAAGAGAAATGAGTTTCAAGCTAAAGTAGCATTAGTAGAGGTTGCTGCAGCAACTGTGGGTAAGTATATTATCGCACAGGAGTATTTGAATCAATTGCTGTCAGGAGGACAACCACCACGTCAAAGTAAAGATAGCAACTGTTTATGTTGTGCTATTAACAAATTAACCAAAACATTAGCTAAGCTTGATGGCCAGGTAGGTCAGATTGCTAAAACATATGAGCTTATGTTTGGTGAGGATTTGGATTGGAAAGAAATCACAGCTGCTGCTGTTAAGGAGTTTTATCCATTGGTGAGTGATACTAACTCTCCTAAATTTGACCCTGAGAAAGTGTTGAACAGAGTATTTCCACGTTCTGCTGGAACTACATCTGAAGGAATTGAATTTCCTGAGGATACTCCACAAGAGGTAAAAGATATTGCCAGCTTGATTAAATCTGCTTTGGAAAGCAAAGGAGGTAAGGAGATTGATGTGAAAGTAATTGATGTATTTGGAGGAAGCAGCATCTTTGGTGTTAACCCTAAAGATCATAAATCTTTCAAATCATTCTGGAAAGCTGTGCTTGATGCTAAAAAATCTCAGGTAAAAGAGCAAAAATCTTCTAAAAGAGAAGAGGCTACTGTTCATACAGCTAAAGAAGGAACAGTTTCTGACTCACCAGCAGTACCAACATCTAATGGTTCACAATCATCAAACACAGAAAAGGATTCGTCTAAAAACTCGTCTAAAGATTCGTCTAAGACGTCTAAAGATTCTGAATCTAAGTAATTATCCAGGAAAGACTCCCTTAATTGGGAGTCTTTTTTATTCAAACACACAACCCCAAACAATCAAAATTATGTCAGAAATGATAATATCCCCTGCTATGAAAATACCTACTGAATTACCTCTTCTTGCTCAAAAGAGACATGAAGAAGAAGTAGCTCGTGTTGAAGAAAACATGAGAAGACTTTTCTATGGTAATCGTATTGATAGTGATGTTGTACATCAGTATAATGTCCTTGAGAGACGTTGGAAGAAGTTAACTGGATATAAACCATAAATTTAAAAACCATGGTAACAGAAGAAAATAAAAAAGCCTATGAGTACTTTACTGCTCATCCTAAGGAGATTGATAATAAAACAAAAGACACAATGTTATTTATTATCAGACTGCGTAATCAAGATGAAGCACCTGTAGAGGTGTTTAATCATTTGGTAGAAACATATACTAAAGAGGAATTGGCTCTTATAGCCACTATTCATATTGGTAATGAGCTTAAAGAAGCTCTTCAGACTAATGAAGTGCTACGTGAAACTGCTAATATGATAAGACATCTGGATAAAATTTCTAAACCAGATGAAAATAGTGAGAACTAATGGGAAAGTTTATTTTATTAGCATTAGCTGCCATAGCTGCATTGTGTAGCTGTGGCACACCTAAGTTTACAGCTGAGATTACCAATAAGATACCTACTATCAGTATTGGTAACAGATATTTGTTTTATAATAGCTGGGGCTTAGAACCAGGTATTGTTAGATGTGATACTATACAAGTAGTTGGAAAGGATAAATATTGTGTCCAATTCTGTAGAGAGAAAGAAGACCCTAAGGTCTATACTATGCATAAGTCAAGTTTTAAGAAACGTATGCGACCTATTGAGAGTAAAAAATAATTAAATACCTAGTTTTTAGTGCTATCTTTTTTTTCATGATTTAAAAGTTTTAGTTAATTTTGATAAACTTTAAAATTTTTTATTATTATGAAAGAAATTCTACCCTGTAATTTCAAAGCGAGATTACTAACACTGATTTGTTTGGTGACATTTGCTGTTACCAATACTTTTGCTCAAACGTGTATCAATCCACGTACTATTGTTCCTAACAGTAATCCTGAGCAGCTCATTGACCTCACTTGTGCTGGTGGAAATGTGGCAATTGCAACAACAACTCTTGGTGGGACCAATGGAGAGCCTCTCTTATGGGAGATTATCTCTGATACCACTGGTGGTGCTGTCTTCTTTTCTAGTGGAAATGCTAATCCTCTTCCTGCAGTCTTGAATGGACCAGTTAATTCAGTTATAATTACTACTGGACCTCTTGCAGGACAAGCTACTGTACGACTATCTTATGTTAACAGACCAGGATTAGGTACTTGTTCTACCTCAGCTGTTACTAAAGTGGTACAAGTTGAAGGTACACCATCTGTACAGACCTGTTTTAATGACCCAGGTACTATTACTGCTGTAAACTTTGGTACTAGAGTAGGAGATGAAGCAGGTTTATTTAATCTTCCAGGAGCATGTGGTAATTACACATTTACATTAAATCCTGGTGGTGCAACAAACAACACTGGTGTCTTCACAGGTTTAGCACCTGGCCCATACACTCTTACAATTACTGATTGTAGTGGATGTAGTGATGTTTCTCCTGTTATTAATCTGGTAAATCCTCCTGAGGTACAAATTACTGCAGTGTGTCCAGACCCTATTAATGTGAATGCTTGTTTCTATGCAAATGATGCTGCAGCATTAGCTGCATATAATGCATGGAGAACTGCATTTACATACAATGGTGGAACTCCTCCTGTAGAGCATACAGTTACTGTTACTCCTCCTAATCCTGTGATTAGTGCTTGTGGTACCAGTGTGACTGTTACTAATCGTGTAGTTGATATTTGTGGTCAGGTGGATGAATGTTCATCTACATTTGTTATTACATCAGCACCTGCTGTAGTTCCATCTAAACCTGCTGATGTGGTTATTCCATTCTGTCAAGTGACAACTCAAGAGTCATTGGCTCAACAGTTTGCTGCTTGGTTAGCACAATTTGGTGCTACAGGTGGATGTGACCCTCAAGTACAATTGAGTGCTCATGGAGACCCAGGTACTTGTGGTGGTGACCCTATCACTGTAACAGCTACCATTACTGATAAATGTCTTGCTACACCTATTGTAGTATCAGCTACATTTGAAGTAGTAAGACCATTAGCTCCATTTATCTCTGAGAGAAGTGATGTGCGTATTTTAGCATGTACTACTCAAGCAGAAATTCATACAAGATGGTTAGATTTCTTAGCTTCTGTGACAGCAGGTAGTGAATGTGGACCATTAGTGGTTACTCCACAACCTTCAGGTGCAGAACCTGACAGATGTGCTGGTGGTGATGTATTGGTTACTTGGGTAGCTAATCCAAACTGTTTTCCTCCATTAATGAGAACAGCAAGATTTATTGTTGACCCAGCTCCAGAACCTCAGATTCAATGTGTTGCTGGTAGAGATTTAGATTGTAATCCAGTAGGATTACCTGATTTACCTCCAACTGTAACTTCATTGTGTGCTTATGTGTTAACACATGAGGATGGTCCTGTATTAGGAGAGCCTTGTGCTAGAGAACAAATTCGCACATGGAGAGTAACTACTGATTGTTATCCTAATGGTGTAACATGTACACAAAGATTTACTTGGAAAGAGTCTACAGGACCTACACTATTGTGTGCTCCTAATGAAACAATTGCATGTAATACTACACCAGTATTTACTCCTCCAACAGTTAGTGGTGGATGTGCTGAAGTAATACTTAGTGGTCCAGTTATTACTGTTGTAGGTAATGTTCATACAGCAACTTGGACAGCTACAGATGCTTGTGGTATCACCTCAGCTCCTTGTAGTCAATCTATTACTGTAGAACAATGTCTACTTAATGGTTGTACATTAGGATACTGGAAAAACCATACTCAAGCATGGTCTTGTGAGGGTATCCAAACATGTACACTATATGGAACTGTATTTACAGGTGCTCCTGCTAATCTTGCTAACTTGACATTATTAGAGGTATTGAACTTGAAAGGTAACACTAATTGTGAAAACCTTGGAAGACAATCTGTTGCAGCATTGTTGAACATCTGTGAAGGATTACCTTATGGTATTCCTACTCAAGGAGAGTTAATCACTTTGGTTAACACAGCATTTGCTGAAAATAATTGCTTAAACATTGGTGCTTTATTAGATGGATATAACAATGAAGGTGGTGATAACCACTGTGATGTTGAATTCTCTCCTAATGACAAAACTGACCAATGTAATGGTGCAGGTGCAAGAGTAAAGGGAGTAAATAAGAAAGTGAGCAACGCTAGTGGATTGGAATCAGTGAAAGCTTACCCAAATCCATTCACTAATGCATTTTCTTTGGATGTTAGACCACTGACTAATCCAGACCAATTGCACATGAGTATCTATGACATGCGTGGTAGAAGCATTGAGCAAATATATTTCAATCCTGAAGAAACCAATAGCTTACAATTTGGTGATGGTTTACCAACAGGAATTTATAATGTGATTCTGAATCAAGCGACAGAGGTAAAAACTCTGCGAGTGATTAAACAGTAATCGCCCCATAATAATATTGTAAGCCCCACCTAATACGTGGGGCTTGCCCTTTAATAAATCATGGGAAAGAATTTAGCACAAAAACTGGTATTAAAAAAACAAGCTCTACGAGAGTAGGGCTTTTCATTTAACGTAAACTAACACAATCATGTCAAAAAACAAAAAACTAACTATCAAATCATATAAGAATGCTGTGATTACTAGAGGTCACAACAGAAGAACTTCTATTTATACTAAAACAAACAGAGACAAAGTTGAAAAGGAAGAGGATATTATAGATTCTAATGAGATGCAGTTTGTAGCTTTAACATCAGAAGTAACTGATGGTCCAGGTGTAGACTATGGTCTACATTGTAAGGGTAAAATAAAGGTTTCTCATGTTCGTCTAAGTGATGACGCTATATTGGAACTTTATATATCTTTGCACCATTATTTAAAGGACGTATTAAAAGTAGAAGTATGATAGATTATATTACTCCAATTAAAGAAGAATTAGATAAGTCCATGCACATTGTGTGTGGACTTTTTGTAACAATAGGATTTCCTGCAGAATCACCAAGATGGTTTAACTTTAGGAGCTTTGATGAAGATACCAAGATATTGACAGTTGGTAGTACTCAAAGAAGTGCACTGAAGTTTGCTATAGGTGTACCATTTAATCATGTTTCATGTGATGAGTTCTGGCCTCAGTTCAGAGCTTACAGAACAGCGTTTCTAAAGGAAAATTATCCAACAATAGATGTGTATTAATCAAAAACCAATCAATATGTTTAAAAGTGTAAAAGATCAGGTTAAAGCCCAGTTCGACAAGATGGTTGCAACAGGGAGTGTACTGTTTATTACAGACACAGAACGAGACAAATTGTGGGAAGCTTATCTAAATGGCTTTGAGTCAGAAGAAGAGCGACAGCACCATAATTGTAATTGCTGTAGAATCTTTATTAAGAATTATGGCAAGATTGTTATTATTGAGGATAATACCCTCAAAACAGTGTGGGATTTTCTTCCTACTGAACCTGTATATGAAAAATCTGTTAGAGATATGGGAGACATAGTTCGTGCCTCTGCTATCCAAAATAGATTCATTAATGATTTCTTGAATCTGGGAACAGACAGAAATTATGATTTGGATGCTCAATGTGAGTGGACTCATTTCTATGTTGAAGCGCCTGCTTATGTGAAGGTGAAGAAACAAGACAAAGATACTCTCCTATCTCAATGGAGAGATGGTAAGAATGTATTCAAAAGAGCTCTTGAGGAGTTCACTCTTGATGCTGTAGATACAGTGCTTGAGCTTATAGCTCAGGGTTCCCTATATAGAGGTAATGAATTCCAGGCTACAGTAAACCAGTTCAAAGCTGTGTTTGTTGAGTATAGAAAGGAACAAAACAGAAATGATAACTTTGTGTGGCATCATAGTACCAAAGTTGGATTCAATGTTCAGAAGATTCGTAATTCAGCTATTGGTACTCTCCTAATTGACTTGTCTACAGGAGTAAGTATTGACACAGCTGTTACATCTTATGAGCGTGTAGTAGCTCCTACTAACTATAAGCGTCCAACTGCTCTTATCACTAAGGGTATGATTGATGAGGCTGAGAAGAAAGTGGATGAATTAGGCCTTAAAGAATCATTGGGTCGAAGATTTGCTACTCCTGAAGATATCTCTGTGGAGAATGTTCTATTCGTCAACAGAGATGCTAAGCCAGCTACTGATGTATTTGGTGAGATGAAAGAGGATACTCTTGTTCATCCTAGATCCTTCAGCAAGATAGAAGAAATAACCCTTGATAAGTTTATATCTGAAGTATTACCTACTAGTAAAAGTGTAGAGCTTTTAGTGGAGAATAATCACTTATCTAACCTTGTGAGTGTAATTGCTCCTCAGGTACCTGAATCCCCAAGCTTGTTCAAGTGGAGCAATTCATTCTCTTGGTCATATGCTAATAACTTAGCTGATAGTATGAAGGAGAGAGTGAAAGAAGCAGGAGGTAATGTTGATGGAGTATTACGTTTCACTATCCAGTGGAATGATAACCCAGGTCAGAAAGATGTTGTGGACTTTGATGCACATGCTCATGAACCAAATGGTACTCATATTTATTATAGTACTTATAAAGGAGCTCATAGTAAAACTCCTATGACTGGTCATTTGGATGTAGATATGATTCGACCTTCCAATGTTGGTATAGAAAATATCACCTGGACAGACATCAGTAAGATGCAAGAGGGTAAATATTTGTTCTCTATTGTAAATTATGATGGAGGAAGAAATCATGGATTCTCTGCTCAGGTTGAGTTTGATGGTCAGATATTTGAATTCTCCAAATCAGGTAATATACAGGGAACTCAAGTTATTGCTGAGGTTATGTACTCCAAGAAGGATGGATTTAGTATCACCTCCAAATTAGATCCATCTGTAGGAGCTGGAAAGATATACTCCAAAGAAAGATGGGGTGTAGCAACAAACAAGTTTCAAAAGGTAACTATGGTTATGAACAGTCCAAATCATTGGGATGGTAAACCAGTAGGTAATAAACATGTCTTCTTCATTGTTGAAGGAGCTAAGAATGATGAGACACCAAGAGGGTTCTATAATGAATTCCTTAAAGAAGAACTTACTACCAACAGAAAAGTGTTTGAAGTACTGGGAGCCAAACTAAAAGTGGAACCTAGTGACAGACAACTTACTGGTGTAGGTTTCTCTGATACCCAAAGGAACTCTTTCATTGTAAGAGTAGAAGGGCAATTCAAAAGAACCCTTAAGGTGACTGTCTAATGAGAGTAGCTTTAGAAATCAAGGAGATTCCTAAAACATGTGGTACCTGTCCCTTCTATCGTAATGAAGACTATCGTTGTCATAACGAAAGAGGGACAGAGGCCCACTGTCTTTTAGGATATATGGTTGGCAAAGACATGAGAGATGTTGATTTTAAGTCAACACGTTATGTACATGAACGCTATGCTGGTTGTAGAATTGAGGATAACATCATTGAAGACTCTAAACCAGAAGAAGTTATATTTGAGGTTGGTGATGAAGTATGCTATCAACCTCCTCACTATCCTAAGGATCAGTGGGAGAATGGTATAGTTAAGGAAATTCCTGAACATACTCCACAGTCAGTACGTGTTGTGTATCACTGTGGAGGAGAGTGGGATAAATATCAGAACTATTGTTCTGCATTAACAGACAAAAGAGATTTAACTAAAGGGTGGAAACACTAAAATATCTAATACTATGAGTATATTTGAACAAGCTTCCAAAGAGAAGCTAAGATTTGTAACAGGAAAAGGAGTAGTGTCTTCAGAAGATCTATGGGATCTAAGTCTGGAATCATTAAATGCTTTAGCTAAAGAGGCCAATAAAGCAGTTAAATCCTTTGGAGAAGAAGATTTTATTAAGGCTTCAACAAAGAAAACTAAATCTGAGATTCAGGCTGAACTTAGATTTGGTATTATTTTGCGTGTTATCGAGGTAAAACTTGAAGAGAAAGAGCGTAAAGCTTTGGCTGCAGAGAAAGCTGCTAAACGTGCTCAACTTCTTGAGTTGATTGGTAAGAAAGAGTTAACAGCTCTTGAAGGACAATCAGTTGAAGAACTTAAAAAGCAGCTCGCTGAGCTTGATTAATGAAGGCCCTGTTTGTATTGGTTATACTTGGGTGTATGGGATGCTCCTCTTCTAAAAATAATGCGAAGGGGAGTTATCCTCATACTCAAACTAAGTATGACCAGGAAATGTTAGAAAAGTACAAGAAAAAGTGATTAACTTTGTGGTAAATTATATTGCCATGAAAAAGTTAGTTATTGCAGGGCTCATAGCATTTGTACTGCTGAGTATAATATACTGTGGGCCCTATTATGTTATTGATGAGAGAGATCTTGTCAAAACAGTGCGTGTAGGAGATGTATATCTCTATTCCCATAATTGGAAGAGTCATAATCCTTTTAATGAGCCTATCGTACATAAAGTTACAGTTCTACAGATAAAAAAGAGACAGAGAACTGAATATGTAAGATATAGATTTGAAAATGGAGTAATCTACTCTGTATCAATGAAGCAATTTAAGCACGATATTAGACGTTTGAATTATAAGTATAAAAAGTAAATCTATGACAGATAGAAAAATTACAGAAGAAGTCTTGAAAGAGATAGGCTTCACAGATTCAGGTGAAAGACATGGGTACAATAAAGTGTGGAGAATTCAGCCAGACAAGTATCCCCATCACATTCAGTTCATAATGGGAGATTATCCTGAGGATAACCCAAATGTGGGCGTGTTGGGAGTATTCTGTCCTGAGGAGGAACTACACACAGTGCCTGATGATTTGGTCAATAAGGAAGACTGGACTGAAGAGGATGAAAAGAGAGCTGATGAGCATTTGACTCATTTTGATTCTCAATTAGTGAACATTGCATGGCATGTTACCTCTGAAAACAGGCTCAAAGCAATTATTGAAAATTTAACGCTAAGACATTAAAATATCCCCAAATTTTATATATCTTTACTGCTTATGCTAAACAAAATTATTTATTAACCTTGTCTAAAACTTATCAAAATGACAAAACAACAAGCCTTAGAGGCACAAATTAGTTTATTGCAGTTGAGAATATCTGTAATTGAAGCTCAAATTCAATTTTTAGTAGACGTGGCTCTACATGATTCAACGTATGATCCTATTGAGTGGGTACAAAAACTACTTGGATTGCGTAAAGAACTTAAAGAACTTCAAAAGGATTTACAGGATGCTCTTCTTTTATTTGCTGAAGTATTTGGAGGTGAGCCTGGGACCACTACTACATCAAGTACTACAGAAGACCCTAGTGCTACAACAACCAGCACTACCTCTTTGGAGCCTGAGCCACAGGATACAACTACTACCAGTAGTACAACTGCAGCTCCAGCCACAACAACCAGCACAACTTCTCATATGGAGTGCTAATCAAACAGAAATGTTACAGGGCCCTATCCAAAAGATAGGGCTTTTTTATTAACCAAAATCATCAATTATATGAGTAAAGCAGTGATTAGAGATGGAAGATGGGTCAGGGAGGACAACGAGCCTTTAGATCCTTGTGAATTACACCAAATTCATGGTCAAATGACCAGAATACATGCATTTGCAGATGGTGTGGCAGAACTAACTCATGACAAAATCGAGATCCTGTCTCATATTTTGCATGTAAACCCAGCACAGGAAAGGGCAATTCTTAGGATTTTAAAAATGAATGAAGAAACTATAAACTCCTTAATTTAAAGACCATGGAAGGACATTTACCTGAACTAACAGAAAATCAGTTTATGTTTATAGGGTTTATAATGGTAATTTTTATTATCTTTATGGCCTCTATAATGAATAAACACTCAAAAAAAGAGAACAATAAAACTTAAATATGAAAACAAGCGAAGAAATCCTTGAGAGGTATCTGTCTGAAGAATCAGCAGATTTCTATGGGTCACAAAGATTGGCTCTATTATGTTTACTGCCATTTGAGATGGCTAAACCTTATCTAACTCCTGCTTATGTGAAAGAGCATGAAGAAGGTACATTGCCTGAAGATGAGCAATGGGAAGGTGAAAAATTCGACGCAAAAGCAAATATTCTTGCTTTTCTTCCTGACATTTATAAATGGATTAATAGCCCAACAACTTCTATCGCCACTCTTCAAGAGGCTTTGTTGCACTTGAAAGCATTGGTATGGGTTGTTGATGAGCCTTTCCATGATACTTTGGAGCCTCTATATATTGGAGATCCTCAGGATGAAGGAAAAATCATTTTGGATAAAATTTCAGAGCATTTTGGATATGTACCAACAATCCAGGATACTGATTTTGAAGAAGTGCCTGCAGGATCTACCAGTCCTGACGAAGAAGCATAAAAATATAGGTTTTAACAGTTGTACCTTAAACAACTGTACATGGGAGGATAGTGTAACTGGCTTAGCACACGTACAACATACCATTAAAACTACTACGTAGTAGAGGCGTTCGAATCGCCTCCCTTCCACAGAATAAAAGGGGGAATAGTGTAATAGGATAGCACAGGTGTACCAACATTTCACGCCTAGTAGAGAAGCTCGCTACTTCTCTCCTCCACGATAACTTTAAATTATTTTATCATGAGAAAAATTATGTTAACATTAGGTGCACTGATGGCCTTTGGATGGGCCAATGCACAAATTTCTACGAATGCAGGAACATTCGAGAAACCAAAAGAAGGTACCTTCATTATGGAGGTTAATGCAACCCCTGACTTAACTGGTGGTGGTATCTTCTCATTACCATCAATTAGTGGTAGTTTGGACATGGTTGGAGTAAAAATGAGAGACTTCAGATCTGCTAACAAAGCGTACAGATATGGAGCTAACTTTGCTCTCAATGATGATGACCTTCCAAACACAGACACTGAATTTGCAGTAGGTTTGAGTTTAGGTATTGAGCGACACCTAAAAGGTGCTGAAAGATTATCCACTTATTGGGGATATGAAGTTTCTGCAGCCTTTGCTCATTTCAATGCTTATGGTGATGATGAGTATGGTGACTCTTACTACTATAACTATCAAGTAGATAGATTGGGAGTAGGTGTTGGAGCATTCTGTGGTTTTGACTACTATATCATACCTAAAGTATATGTAGGTACTGAGATAGGATACAACGCTGCGCTTGTAATGACAAATCCTGATGAGGGTAGCAACAGAACCACTTTTGAATTAGCACCAGGTATTAACCCAGTGTTAAGAGTAGGTTGGCAATTCTAATACCTAGAAATCATGTCTCTCATATGGATGGCTTTTATAGCAGGGATTATGGTGGGATTGATAGCAGCTGTGACCTTTATACTATGGTATACACAGTGGAGAAAATGAAAAGTTTTTCATCTTGATAAGTGCTCGCATATGCGAGGATGGAGAGGAGTAGAGTTAAGACTGCTCCTCTCTTTTTTATTCTGAGTTCAAACAATTATTAATTATAAATCAAACGTTATGAGTAAAGTCAGAACAAACTCTGAGACGCTTAAAAACTTGAAACAGTACAACAAGACTGCCAGAGAGACTAAAGCGATCAAAGAAGGATTTGCTACTGCAGCAGATTTCATTACCTATTTGGAAACTGAAATTAGAGCAGGAAGAGGGAATAGTTGGTATACAGCACCAACAGCTTCTCCTTGTAAAACAACAACACAAACTCCAACAACACAGAATCCTTCTACTAAGAAGAAAGACAAAACAGTGAAAGCTGTAGTTGGTGGTAGAAGTATACCAATGATTCACGTTATTGATATCCTGGACAGTAGTGGTTCCATGCATGGTGCTAAGATAGCTGCAGCTATCAAAGGTATCAATATGGGTATTGGTAGTTTGAAATCAGACACAGCTGAGGTAGAATATACCTATACGCTATGTGATTTCTCAGATGACATCATCTTTAGATATCTGAAGGTGCCTTTGAGCGCTGTTAGAGAATTCAAAGGTGAGACTCGTGGTAGCACAGCTTTGTTTGATGCTATTGGTAAATCTGTAGAGTCATTGAAACCAAACTTACAGCCTGGGGACAAAGTATTGGTTAACATCTATACTGATGGTCAGGAAAACTCCTCAAGACACTTCACAGCTGAGGCCATCAATACCCTTATCAAAGCTTTGTCTGAGACTGGATGGACATTTACTTTCATTGGTACTAAAGAAGATGTTGCCTATGCTCAAAGTAGATTGTCTTTCAAAGCAAGCAATACTTTGATATATGATGGAACAGCCAAAGGCTTGGAGAAATCATTCATGGTGAACAATGTTTCCAGATCAGCATATTCATCTGCAGTAGCTGATGGTTTGGATGTATCTGAAGGATTTTTCAAAGATATTAACTAATAGTATCTATGGATTTACTTAAGAAACTTGAGGAGGTTAAACAATTAGGATGCTACAGTGTAAACCTAGTATATGGAGAAGGAGATGGTTGTGATGATTCTGATGTTCCAATGGAAGAAAGAAGAATACAACTGGTATGTTCTCCTGTAGGTTATTTAGGCTCTATGAGAGCTTATTACAAAGGCACTGTAAAATCATTCTTAGAGTTTGATTTCAGCTCAACTCCTACTTTAGTTAGTAATCCTCCTGATAAAGACCAGATGGAAGAAGATGGTCTTTATTGTTGGGGAACTGAACAGAGTGTAGACGCTTTTAAAAGAACAAACAAATTATTTCCATTTCAAAAAAATTAATTTATGACAACAACTTCAAAAAATGCACCTCAAGCTACATCTGTGGCTATTGTGCCAGGCTCCATTCTTTCTGAGACATCATTCTATGTTGTTAAAGAACACAGATCAGGTAAGTACATTGTAACTGATGACTTAGGTAATGAGATTACCTTGAGTGACAGATATGTACATGAAATTACAGTATCTGCTGACGTTTTCACTTCTGAAGAGAAGAAAACTATGACAGAGTTGGCTGAAATCTTCATCAACAACCCTCGTATCGCTATGTCTGTAGCATACATTACAAAATCCACTGATAAAACCAAAAAAGAGTATGAGGCAGAAAAGCAAGCCAAAATCGATGAAATCCTTAACGCAACACTTGCCAACACCCCAGCTCTTTTGGAAGACCTTATCGAGAATCCAATCACTAAGAGCACCCCAGGAAAGTTACGTATCATCAAAGGAAGACACCACAGACACATCGATGATTTGGGTAGAGTGCACTTCATCGATATGGAGCTTCAGAAAGATCCTTCAAAAGATTACGACACACGTACGAGACAGGTTGACCCAAGAACCATTCAGTGGATCATCCTCAACAAAGTCAAATATACCCTTAAGTAAGATGATAGGCGAAGGTCTATTTGAAGTAGATGTGTGGAAGTTACTTTCTTCTCATTCTACAGGAGATGTTTACACAGAAACTCTGGCTATGGAGATACCTGAATCAGGGTGTATAGTTCGTGTTATATCAGTTGTTGAAACTGACGAACATAGTAATACATCAGAAGCTCTTACTTTTGTACCTTGGGTAAAAATTGAAGAGGTTAAAGATGGTGATGGAGAACTTGAGTACAGAAAGCTTGTAACTACCAAGAAATTCTAATAACAAAGGCCTGTCATATTGGCAGGCCTTTTAAATCTTTAGGTTATGACAGATGATGAACTATTAGAAGAAGCTCAAAAGAGAGGCTTCTTTGCTGCAGCTACTATAAAGCCAGCTCATATTCTGGGAGGAAGCACAGATGTAGAAGTGCCTATAGGAGCTTTCTTAGAGCCTTGTAATGGAGATTTATATTTCAGACACAAAGGAAGCTGGAATCTTCCAGATACAAATGGTTCTGGAGTTTCTTGGATGGGAATTGTTTACAGCAAGGCAGGAGGCAACTGGGCAGAGATTGTTACCAGTAGAACACCTATGCTACGTGACTTCCCAGCAAGAGGAGTCTGTTGGGAACCTACAACAGAATTGCTGCAGTATCTAAAGGATAGAAAGTCTTGTCAGTCTGGTATGAATATTTACAACATAGGCAAAGGTGGATTAGCTTGGAACGAAGGAGGTCTATGGACAGTGGCTCATTCCAGTAATCAACCAGAGTATATGCTTTCACAGCTGAAGCCTTTCTTTGCTCCTGAAGAACCCATAGTAGGGGAATGGTATTATTACATGGGAGCTGAAAAAGGTGGTTTAGATACTGAAGGATACTGGGAAAAAGGTGTTTTAGCTAAGTTTAGAGGTAAAAGAAATTATGACACTCTTTCTTGGGAATTCTCAGAAACTACATCTCCTAATATGCCACATCCAGGATCTTCTAATAAAGCATGTGCTTTTAGAAAAGCTACAAAGGGAGAATTAATAGCTGCTGGACTTATGTATCCTTTAACTCCTGAGGAGTGTTTCAGTCAACTTACTCCACCACCTGTTGTGCCTGAAAAATGGAGTGTAAGAATTACTGCTGAGACTAAAGATACTTTAGAAGCATTCATGAGGGCTAGAAGGGATGAGTTTGTGGGTTATGAGCCTACTTGGAAGCTAACTATTTCTAATGGTAAAGGTTATTTTAATTATCCACAATCTCACAAAAACTCTAATGCAACTTATGATTTTATACCCCAAGGCTATAAAGAGGTTGAATTAAAACAAATATTACACGTTCTTACAGATAAAAATCAAACAAAAATTAATTTAAACACTGAAAAAGATGGAAAACACATCGAACGAAACACAGGAACAACAATTAAAGTACAAAGACCTGATCTCTCAGTCAACAGAGGATCAACAGTCAGAGCAACTGGAATTAGATGTCCAGGTAGCAAAATCACAATTGGAAGTGGACATAGCCCAAACCAAGGTAGATCTTGCAAAGGCTAAAGTGAAATTTGCTGAAACGCAAAGAGCAAATCCTTACTCTGTTCAGAGTGAGTTAGCAGCTAAAGGTCTTGTAGACAGTCTACAGGAAGGTCTTAACTACGCACAGAAAGTACTAACTGAAAGATTTTAATCATGTTAGTAGGTTATTCTCAAGAGGGTCTGCCCATAGAATATGACGCAGACTCTGTTGAAGTAATCTATAAAGACAACAGAGTGTCTTTATACAAGATTAAGTCAGCATTGGAAAGTGGTCAAGACGAATATCAATTAACAGAAAATTTAACTTATTCAAAAGGAATGGGGTTCACCAACTTTGGTTGCCTCACATTATCTAACGTGGAAACACAAAATTTATTTAACAAATTATGGAAACTATCAAGAATGTACAGCACAACTGGGAATTAGAGAAAAAAGCAGAATTGGTAAAATTAGGAAATGGTCCTAAGCCATATCCAGAAATTCTGGCTTATTTGGAAAATGAAATCGAGAATGCTGGTCGTATGACCAACTTCGATTATCGACTTTCATGTTTCAAAAATGATGGTATTTATCAATTGAACAGAGCCATTGAGGAAATCATTGGTGTGTCAACTGTTGGTAACAAAAAAGGTCCTTCTGGGGAAATTCCAATGAACACAATCGATGTTGTGTTGAAAGGAAACATTCGTAAAAAAGTGCCTTATGGTGATATCCAATTGCCAGACATGGGAGAAGGTGCAATGATCCAAATTTACTATGCTGATGCAGAAAGAAAATTGTACATCAGAGGTAAATGTCAATTCAAGTTTCAATCTTTAATCGATAGTATTATCGACAGAACTAAACAGTTGTTGAAAACTGATAGTATCTATAAGGATTTGACTATCGAAATCCATAAAGATATTGATGGTGGCCAGCCATCTATCCTTAATTTGGATAAGTATGCCCAGGAGGTTATGATTTTGTCTGAGAAGACAAATTATGCCATTCGTCCATTAAAAGCTCGTATCTTACATCCTGAGAAATGTAAAAGAGCTGGTATTCCAATGAAATTTGGTGCTTTGCTTGAAGGGCCATATGGAACTGGAAAAACTTTGTTAGCTTTCAAATTGGCTGAGGAAGCAAACAACAGTGGTTGGGCAGCCATTTATTTGAAATCTCCTGAGCTTTTAGCTGATACTTTGCGTATGGCAAAAACTTTGGACCAAAATGGTAATGGTATCCTTGTATTTGTTGAGGATATCGACCAGGTAACCAAAGGAGAGCGTACTGCAGCTCTTCAGGATATTTTGAACACGTTGGATGGTGGAGACACCAAAGACATGAATGTGATTGCGTTGTTCACAACAAATCACTTAGAGTTGATTGATCCAACTTTCCTACGTGGGAAAAGAATTGGTACTATCATCACCATGCCTTATTTAGATGAGGTAACTGCTGAAGCGTATGTTTCTAAATTCTGTGAAGGTATCGAGCTTGTAGGAGATTTTGCTCCTGTATATGAGAAGATAGCAGAGGCTAAGATTGCCCCAGCGTTTATGGCTGAAATTGTGGAGAAAGTTAAGTCCAATTTGGTGTTCTCTGATGACAATGTTATCAAAGCAACAGATTTGGATGAGTGTGTTGATAGCTATCTTCGTCAGGTAGAGTTGTCTCGTACTAAAGACAACTACAAAACTCCTGAGAAAAACCTCGCTGAAGCATTGGTTGAGGTTCTTCACAATGATACTCACTTCGAGAAAATCGAAGATTCTATGCAAAAAGTGTGGGATAACAACTAATTAGTAATCATTTAATTTTTATATTATGTCAAAAGTATCGTTTGGACATGCTGTTGAAGCTCTAAAACAGGGTAAAAAAGTGAGCAGAGAAGGTTGGAATGGAAAAGGAATGTTTCTATTTTTGGTGCCAGGAAGCACTTTTAAAGTAGATAGAGCTCCTTTAAACACTATCTATCCTGAGGGAACATCCATTAATTATCAGCCTCATATTGATATGAAGACTGCACAGGACACTGTTGTGCCTTGGTTAGCTAGTCAAAGCGATGTTTTGGCTGAGGATTGGATTATCCTGAACTAATATTAACCTGCCCCTGGGTAATACCAGGGGCTTTTAATCTTTAAGTCATGTTAAGATTTTTAGAAATAGGAGCTGTAATCGCCATTGTTGTTTATGGGATTATTAAACTTATCGAAATGTTTGGTACCTTTAATAGGAAAAAAGAAAAGGGGGCTGCTCTTGATGAATTAGCCCAACAGGCTGAGAAAGTAGCCAAAGAAAAGGAGGACATTTTGAATGAGACTCAGAAAAACAAAGAAACAATTGATAAAATTAATAACACTTTAAATTAAAAGTTATGGAAATTTCGACTATTATCTCGAAAATCAAAAAGTTTGGACTTCTTATAGGAGGAGTCCTTTTGTGTATTATTCTTGCAGCTAACCTCTTTGAGGATTGTGATGCTGGAGAAATTTTAGTAGTTCAAAGTCCTGTAGATGGAACTCTGACTGTTACAAAACAGGCAGGATGGGCCTGGCAAGGTGGTGGTAAAGTAACCCACTACAAAAAATCCAGCCAATTCTGGTTCTTAAGCAAAGAATTAGGAGGAGATGGTGATGAATCATTGCCTGCTATTTGGAATGATGGTGGTAAATCTACTGTATCAGGTTCTGTTCGTTGGGACATGCCTTTAACAGATAAGGAAATCATACATCTCCACTCTACGTTCAGTTCTATGGAAAATATTGAGAAATCACTTGTTAAAACTAATGTAGAGAAAGCAATTTTTCTTACTGGACCATTAATGTCTTCAAAAGAGAGCTATGCTGAGCGTAGAAGCGATTTGATTAGCATTATTGAGGACCAAGCAAACAAGGGTGTCTACAGAACTCGTACCATTGAAAAAGATATCCCAGATCCACTTACTGGTGCTGTAAAGAAAACCAAAGTGGTGGAGATTCTTGAGAAAAATGGTGTTGTTCAAAGACAGGAAGTAAGCTCAATTAAGGCTAATGGCTTGAAATTGTACAATGTGGCTATTAAATATATCCACTATGACTCAGCTGTAGAGAACCAAATTAAAAAACAGCAACAAGCTATCATGGCTGTACAATCCTCAATTGCTAACGCTTTGAAAGCAGAACAAGATGCCATTACCACTGCTAAACAGGGAGAGGCTAATGCTGCTAAAGCTAAGTGGGAGCAAGAGGTTCTAAAAGCTAAGCTTGTTACTGAAGCTGAAGCACGTAACAAAGTAGCAGAACTGGATGTACAAACTGCAGAGATGCAGAAGAGAAGAAACATTCTTGAGGGTGAAGGTGTTGCTACCAAGAAACGTTTAATCATGCAGGCAGATGGTGCCTTGGATCAAAAGCTTCAGACATATAAAGAGGTATCTAAGTATTGGGCTGATGCGTTTAGCAACTACCAAGGTAGCTTGGTTCCTCAGTTTATGACTGGAGGAGGATCTGGAGGAGCTTCCAATGCTGGTCTTAACTTCATGGAGTTAATGTCAGCTAAAACAGCAAGAGACTTAAGCTTAGACTTAAGCAACAAAAAAGGAGGATAATGTCCTTCTTAGGGGTGTAGCTCAGTTGGTTAGAGCCTTAGGTGCGTATGTTCGAGTCATACCACCCCACAAATGAGAGTCAAAGGTCAGATATAATCTGATGATGGCCATGCGATTGTAAGTCGTGGATGTCACTCTCAGACCAGCGCATATAGTGAAACTGGTATCATATCGCTCTCCAAAAGCGAAGTTTAGGGTTCGACTCCCTATGTGCGTGCAAACAATTAAAACAAACAATCATGAAAACAGTAGAGAAAATTAAAGAGTTGATGAGGAATGCGAGCAATATAAGAGTATTGTTCAACACTAAAATCCCTGATTGGGCTAAGAACAAATCTTATTATGATAAAACAGGAGCTGGGTTTAATTTAGACAGCAGATTTGCTGCATGTGCTTCTATAAGCATCCATTTCGACAGTTGGATGGGTATCTATGGGAATAGTGGTTGTAGTAGCCAATGTGATCTTGATAAGGATATATTTGGCCATCATCTGTTAAAGTATTTGAATGCTAACAAGCAGACTATTATGCTGGCTATAGCTGACCAGATAGAGAAGGAAGCAGGAGAGCTTAAAGCTAAAGCTCAGGAAGAACTTAAAAAAGCCATGGATGAACTAGAATCAGTAGATAAACAAGAAAAACAATAACAACATGGAACTAAAACTTGGACATTTAATGATTTACATGCCCCATAAACTACATGTTATGTGGCAAGACCTCGCTTGTGAGGTAGAAGGAGTTGACTTTCATTTCCCTGACACTATTATAGTGGAGAGATGTAATGTGAAAGTATCTGAAGTTAAACCTATTCTTAGACCTCTCTCAGAGTATAAGAATTTTAAAGACATCATGTCTGAACTTTCTATCTGGGAGTCACAGCATATTGATGTGGGATTAGACTTTATGGGCTTTGTAAACTATAGAGCTATTGATCTTATGATTAAGCATCATATTGATGTCTTCAGGCTAATATATAGTGGTGCTGCAATTAATATTAACACAATTAAATCTAAAGAAGATGGACAGACAGCAAATCTTAGAGAAGAACCAGCATCTGAGAACTAAGTGCTTGGTTTACACCAGGGTTATGGGATACCATAGACCTGTGGAAAGCTTTAATCTTGGTAAGAAAGGTGAGCATAGACAACGTACTCACTTCCTGGAAACAAAAACAGGTATATGAAGGATGAGAGAAACTTTGGGGCTCGCTTCGCAGATATTATAACTGAGAAGATGGGTAGTTGGAAATTCGTAATCTACCAGGCAATATTTACTGTTGTCTGGATGATTGCGAATGCTGTTGGTTTTATATATGAGTGGGATGTTTACCCATTTATATTTCTGAACTTATTATTTTCTACACAAGCAGCCTTTGCTGGACCAATCATTATGATGTCACAGAACAGACAGAATGAGATGGACAGAGCTAAGGCTGCAGAGAATGCAAAGGTTGCTCTTGAATCTAAAGAAGAGATAGAGAACCTATTGCAGAAGCTAATAGAGATAGAAGATAAGAAACTGGACAAAATCATAGGTAAACTTGAGATTGAGTACAAACCACCCACTGTTGATGAAGCAGTGCTGGTGGAGATAGCTATTAAATTTCAGGAGATGAACAAGTTCAATGGTGCCTTCAGAGCTGATGCAACAAGCTTTGTACGTGGTGCTGAATGGCAGTCCAGAAGATTTATTGAGCAGTTAGAGCTGTTACATATAACTATGATACTGGATCAACCTGGTGTTATCTATGAAGACTATATGCTCAAGGAAGATATGCGTAGAGTAGAAGAGATGTTAATACAACTTAAAGAGAAAGACGATGAGCGAGGAGCTTAAAAAAATAGGAGAAGAAAGGCTTGCTACCACAATAAACAATCCTTTCGAGAAAGAAAGTATAACCAATGTGTTCGTTAACATGTCCAAGCTAGAGAGAAGAGGGAAACCTTACTGGTATTGCTATGGATTTGTTGAGTTCACAAAGGGAAATACTACAGGTAAGCAAAGATTCGATGGAGAAACTTTCGATGAGGTATTAGTAAAGATTAGAAATTTTATAAACGAGGAGCTATGAGTGTCTTTGATAAATTTATTAGTTGGTTCCAAGGTATGGGAGGCAGAGTTCCTTCCAACATGGAAGAAGTATTTAATGATAGGTATGTCTATGATGTCAAGCCTATCAGCTCTTTCATAGGTAGAGAGGAGTATATTAAGAGAAAATATAATCATAGATTTAAACATCGTGCACCAGACTTAGAACAGTATCCAGACGTGAATAAAATAAAATTTGAAAAGAAATGAGAAAAGGAAAGAGCCCTAACAAAGAGAAAGCACCCTACATAGGAGTAAGTTGGGTGACAATGCAACAAAGATTTTTGGCCAGTGTTACCTGTGATGGTAAGTATTACCATTGTGGGTTCCACAAGACAGCAATAGAAGCTGCTAAAGCTAGAGACAGGAAGATAATGGCTCTTAATTTAAACGTACCATTACAAATATTTAAAAAAATAGAAAAACTAGAAAAAGAACTGATATGAAAACAGAAAACAATCAACAAGAGAACAACAACGAAGAAAACACTTACTTAGTAGAAGGAGAATTCGCCTTCAAAAGTTACCATCCAGAGGAACTAAAACCTGGTATGCATTTCCTATCTTCTATCAAGGTAGGTGTTTTGGAACCTGAACATTTATTCTTTACGCTTGAACATGTTCCTGAAGATGAAGACTTATTCATGAGTCTTTATGGAGCACCTGTACACGTATTTATAATGTCAGCAGATGAGGAGATGGAAACCTATGCTGAACCAAAGCAGATTGGATGGTTCAATAGCCCAGACAGTGAGGTCTTACTTCCTATTACAGATAGGGAGATGAATATAATCCTTAATGAGCATGATGGATATCTTGATGTTGAATGTGATGAGACAGGAGACATCATTCTGTATGAAGGAAAAGTAATAATTTCATATTTATCAGAAGATGAAGAAGAAGATACAGAGGTATAAGGCTACCTATAGAGATAAGAAGGGAATGGTATGGACTGAATCTGATGCTGTAATAGAATACCCTGGATATATACTTAGAACATCAGACAACGCTATTTTGGGATTAGGTTCTCCTATAGGTGCAGCTGTTGCTAGAAATATTCCAGGCAAATACTTAATGGTAGTAGCAGCCTCTTCCACATTAGGATTAATTGGTGTACCTACTCACAATCAGTATAAAACCTATAAGGTAAGTCTGATACTGCCTCTGCTTGAGGCAATTAGGGTAAAAAAGGAGCAAGAAGATTGGTCAAATTCCTTATTAAACACTAACTTTATACCTATCTTTTGGAGATAGATTAACTTAAAATCAACTACATATGAATTATATAGTTACAAAAAACCCAGATTTCTTTAGGAAAATTGGGGAGTACAACTATTGTACTCTCGAAGACATGATATTACCAGATAAGATAGCAATAGATACAGAGACAACAGGACTAGAAGCAAGAAAAGAAGAGATATTTTGTACACAAATTGGAACAGGGGAGAACAACTATTTAATTGATATGTATGTTGGGAGTGATCATTATACCTTTCAGGAGCTTATCCCATATATAGATGGGAAGCTCCTGGTGGGTCATAATATAATGTTTGACCTTGGTTTCTTCTATAAATATGACTTCTGGCCCAGAAATGTACGTGACACTATGCTTGCAACCAAAGTGTTATACAATGGACAGATAGAAACATATATCAATAAATATGGTAATGAAGTTACTTCTCCATACAGAGCAGATTTTGGAGCTGTAATGGAAAGAGAACTTGGTGTTGTCTATGATAAGACAGAGCAGAAGAACATTCACATTGTTAAGTTATCTCAGCAGAGTACCATAGAATATTCCTTCAATGATGTGGATAGACTGTTAGAGCTGGAGACAGCCATGTTAGCTAAGATTAAAGTGGGAGGATTTCTTCCTACTTATCAGCTACACTGCAGATATGCACCAGCCCTTGCCTATATGGAACAGTGTGGTTTGCCTATCTGTAGTATAGAATGGAAGTGTAAGATGAGTCAGGATATATCCAATGCTGCTAAGTCTAAAGAGATAGTTGAAGACTATATCTTTGAGCATCTTCCTCAGTATGCAGACAGACAATATGATATGTTTGATACTGTGAAGAGGATAACTGTTTCAGTTAACTCTCCTAAGCAGATGCTGAAAGTCTTCAATGCCTTTGGTATACCAACTAAAGATAAGTATGACAAAGACAGTATCAATGAGGAAGTGATAAGCAAGAGCAAGCATGAATTTGTGAAGCTATGGCTTAACTATCAGAATGCTAATCACAGAGTAACAACTTTTGGTGACACTATATATCAGAAGATAGAGAATGAGCGTATCTATACCAATTTTAATCCAATGGTAGATACAGCCAGACTCTCAACCAGACGAGGGGAGATTAATTTCTTAAATTTTCCTGCAGATAAGCAAACAAGATATTGCTTTAAGGCCAATGAGGGCAACGTTATGGTAGTATGTGACTATAGTGGCCAAGAGACTGTGATAGCAGCTGACTTAAGTGGAGATGAGGCTATGACCAAATCTGTTAATGAAGGTGCTGATTTGCACTGTCTCTTAGCCAGAGTACTATACCCTGAGCTTGAGGACTTGACAGATGAGGAAATAGTGAGGGATCATAAGGATAAACGACAAGCATCCAAAGCTCCAAGGTTTGCCTTTCAGTATGGTGGTAATGCATTCACCATACATACTAAGGAAGGGATACCAATGAAAAGAGCCCAGGAAATAGAAGATGGATTCAAAAACCTACATGCTGGCCTGTATGCTTGGGGAGATAAGGTTCTCTTCCAGGCCATCAAGGTAGGTTATATAGATAGCGTAGATGGTTGGAAGCTAGCACTTCCTTTCTTTGATGAATTCAAAGAGCTGAAGGCTAAGGTTGATGCTATCACTCGTGAAGAATGGACAAAATATAAAATAGGAAAATTAGACTACAAAAAACAACAGGATGAAAAAGACAAAGGAAGAAAGTATGAACTACAATTTCCAGCAAGCGTTGAACTTTATAAAGAGAAGAAGAAATTCGTCTCTCAGTACTTCAAGCTACGTTCAGAATACTTACGATTGTGCCTTAATAACCCAGTCCAGACCAGAGGTGCGCACCAAATCAAGCTCGCTGGATGTCTTCTATTCGAGTGGATTGTAGATAACAATCTACAGTGGAAAGTGCTGCTGTGCAATTCTGTTCATGATGAACTTGTTGTTGAATGTAAGGAATACTATGAGCTCCTTGTAAGAGACAATGTTGAGAAAGCAATGCTTGAAGCAGGGAATCATTATCTGACAAATTTAGTAATCAAAGCTGATGCCTCTATAGGAGAAAGTTGGGGAGCAGCTAAATAATCAACGCCATGAGAAGTCTTACTACACTTTACAAAATTGCCTATGGTAGAATCATGTGGGCAAAGGATGGTGATTACAGAGGTATGTGCCATCTAATTGATACATTAGAACGTGACAAACTAATAACTCTTGATGAGTGGATTAAACTTAGGGAGAATCTACTTAAGAATAGACCCACAGAATGGTTGCATCTAGAATTCGCAGCACTAGATTGTTACGACTGGGATGATGGAGACTATTGGTTTCCACCAGGAGAAATGGAAGTGAGGAAAAGATTTCTACATAAGATGATTAACTACAGTAGACCATGGTATGTTAAACTATATTTATTATGGAAAGACCAACTAAAGTAACTAGAGAAAACATCACCAGACATCTCATAGAGTATGAGCTGGCGATGGTTGGTAAGACAATGATGGATACCCTGGATGATGACAGATGGTATTTCAACATTACAATGACCCCTGAGCAGTACGTGGAGTTCAAGAAGTACGCCATTAGACTGATTAAGAAAGTTTTTAAGTGTAATACTGGAAGAGCAACAGACACATTCCAGTGGTTTAATTTAGCATTTGGATTAAGAGTAAAAGGATGAAACAAGTAGTAGACCAGGTAAGAATGTCGTTTTATAACGAGCACAAGTCAATAATACAATTCTTCATAAGAAAGAAGCTTAGAGCTCTCCTTGGTAAGGAGGTTGTGTTTGACAGGAAGAAGCTCATAATAAAGAAACCTGGATTAGACAGCAAAAAAATTAAAGAGATAAACACCAGCTATATATCTTTCCACGTAGAGTTAGAAGATCTCAAGGAGATGTTGGGTTTATATGATGTGGTACAAACAGACACAGACACATTCATTTTAAAAAAAGTAAAAGATGCCTAAAGACAATCCAAGTTTCGTGGACCAGTATGACTGGGAACTCGAAAGTAGAAGACATGAGTACAACATGGAATCTGATCAGTATCTAGAGGATAATGAAAGACTTCCAGCTAAGATTTTAGTAAAAATTAAATCTAAGAAAAATGATAATCAAACTAACAAAGGAGCACTTCGAGGAACTGGTAAAAAAAGGCTTCAGCCTTGACCATATCTTTCTCTTAATGCTAATTAAAGAGGGCCATGATGTGGCTCTCTTTGTTCAGGACAACATGAAGCTGGAAGCTATGCTTCAGAGCTTGATTAGAAAAGGTCTGGTTACTGATGAGAACAAGATAACTATTCTTGGAGATGAGTTACTGGAATTTATGACAACTAAAATAGCTGCACCTATAGTAAGAAAGAAACCCTCTACTAAAGAGTTTGATGACTGGTGGGAAGCCTTTCCCAGTACTGATCAATTTGAATATAAGGGGCGTATCTTTACTGGTAGTAGGGGTATGCGTGTTCAAAAAGAAAAATGTAAACTAAAGTTCAATGCTATACTAAATGAGGGTAAGTATTCTGCCAAGCAGATTACTGAGGCTACAAAGTATGTGGTAGTTCTGAAGAAAGAAGCTTCTCTGAAGAAGAAATCTAATGAGCTCACGTATCTACAGAACAGTTATACTTTCTTAGATGGGGGATACTTTGTACCCTTCATAGCTTTAGCTGAACAAGGACTACCAAAAACAGAAGAACAAACAACAATAGGAGGAGGGACAGATATATGAAGCCACTGAATCAAGTAAGCTTTGATTTTGACAGTACTCTATCTCGTAAGGATGTTCAGGATTATGCAAAGTCTCTCATTGATAAAGGATATGAGGGATGGATACTAACCTCAAGATTTGAGGATTGTAGTAGATACAATAACCCCAGAATATCAAAGGGGTGTAATGATGATTTGTATAGAGTTGCACTAAGAGTGGGTATTCCTAAGGAAAGAATTATATTTGCTAACATGGAGGACAAATGGAAAGTTATTAAGGAAAGAAAGGATTACAATCCTATATTCCATCTTGATGATGATTACATAGAACTAAATGGTATCAACAGAAATACTCCTACAGCTGGGATAGATGTCATATCAAGCACGTATAAAAAGAAATGTAATAAATTATTAGAGACATGAAAAGAATTTGGCATTTTAGCGACACACACACATATCATGAGCTCCTAACAGTTCCTGCAGATATAGATCTTGCAATCTTTTCTGGAGACTGTAGTAATCCTAAGAACCCTTATGAAAATGAGCTACAGGTATGGGACTTTATTAACTGGTTTGGTATGTTAGAGATACCATATAAGATATTTGTAGCTGGTAATCATGATGTCTCAATTGAGAGAGGCTTGATTAAGAAGGAAGACTTTGAGTCTGCAGGTATTATCTATCTTGAGAATGACTATATCACTATAGAAGGTATCAAGATATTTGGTAGTCCTAATCAACCTACCTTTGGTAAGGGATGGGCATTCAATAAGGCTCGTAATAATCTTGATGCACATTGGAAATTAGTGGATGATGATGTAGATATCTTCATCTCCCATGGTCCACCTAAGAACATCCTGGATGCATCTTATGGACAATATGGTACTAAGCTGGAACATTGTGGATGTACAGCTTTGAGAAGACATATCTTAGGGAGAATTAAACCTAAGTTGTGCCTGTTTGGTCATCTTCATAACAATGAGGATCTTATTAATGCTGGAGTTGTAAAGTATGCAGCATATATCACAACCTTCAGTAATGGAAGCGTGGTGACAGATAAGAAGTTTGGTGTAGTAACAAGTCATGGTAATATTTTAGAAATATGAGCAGAACATTTAAAAAACCTTATCAAAAATCAAGGAGATTTGATAAGACCTGCAGATGTCATGGGGGCTGTCCTTGGTGCTTAGGCAACAGGATGCATGGCCATGCTAAGAGAATTCTTAAAGTAAGACAACAAATGTTTGAAAATGAGCTTCGAGGATTTACGAGAGGAAGTAAAAAAGGGGCTTGAAGGTAGAAATGGTGGTATACCTATGGGTTTTAACAGACTCAATCATTATGTGGGAATCAGGAGAAGAATGTATTATCTTATAGGAGGACTGACTGGAAGTGGAAAGACTTCCTTTATAGATGATGCATTCATTCTCAATCCTGTAGACTGGTATATAGCACAGAGGGGTAAAACAAATATCAAACTCAAAATCATCTATCGTTCAATGGAAAGAAGCAGAGTTTACAAGATTGCTAAATGGGTATCCAGAAAGATTTTCTTGGACCATGGAAGAAGCATACCTGTAGCAAAGCTTCTTGGTTGGAATGATAAAATGGATGATGAAGAGTTTGAATTATTTGAATCCTATGCTGGGTATATTGAAGAACTGGAGAAAATTGTTACCATTATTGATGGTCCAGAAAACCCTGTAGGTATTGCCAAAGATCTAAAAGAGTACGCCCTTGAAAATGGTGAGATAGAACAGATTGATAAGTATAACAAGAGGTATGTGCCTCACGATGAAAATACCATCACTCTGGTTGTTATTGACCATATTGGTTTGTTGAAAGCAATCAAGGATTATCCTAATAAAAAAGCGCTCATTGACAAGATGTCAGATGAGCTTCGCTATGCGAGAGACTTTTATGGGTTTAGTCCTGTGGTTGTGAGTCAATTTAATAGAGACATTTCTAATCCTATTAGGATTAAGAATGGAGATGTAGAGCCTCAATTGGAGGATTTCAAAGACAGTGCATGTACCCAAGAGGATGCTGATATTGTAATGGCTTTGTTTGACCCAATGAGGTATAAGGTAGCTGATCCTAGTGGGTATGATCTTGCCAAGCTGGTTGATAGTGCAGGAGCTAAGTATTTTCGTAGTTTACGAATCATAAAGAATAGCTATGGCAGTGATGATATCAGGATAGGGTTAGCATTTTATGGGGAGATAGGTATGTTTAAAGAGCTCCCAAGGAAAAAAGATATTACAGATGCAGATTATGCTTCTGTGATTGATAAATCATTCTTTATAAGATGACAAAAGATGAAGTTCAAAGAAAGATAACTTACAATATTGTCCTCAATAATTTTAGAGGTATAGTATTGTCAAGTGTGAGAAGTGGTAAAACACGTATCCTTATCACAGCCATAAAAGCTCACAGCGCAGGTAGAATCGAGAACCCAAAAGTTTTAGTGCTCTATCCCAACATTGACATCAAGAATGCATGGGTGGATGAGTGTGCTAAGATTGGGTGTCCCATGGAAATTACCTACTGTACCTTTATAAGCATTGAGAAGGTCAAAGAAGGACCTTGGGATTATGTGGTGTTTGATGAAGCTCATCTTATTCCTGAGGAGCACAAACTACCTATAGCTGGTGAAATGGCTAAGCGCTATGAGCATGTGGTCTTTGCTTCTGGTACGTATAATAGAAACACCCTGGCTGATCTTAAGATTCATACAGGACTTCCACTAATAGTGGAATATACTACAGAGCAGGCTATTGCTGATGGACTTATTAGCGACTATACAATCTATCTACATTACTATGAGTTGAACCCTGCTATCCAAAGACAGTTTGGTAATACAAGAAAGTGGTGGAGTACAGATGTTAAGGAACTGGCCAGACTAACCAAGAAAGTGGAAACAAGTCATGGAGATAAGAAGATGTTAGCATCTCTTGCCAGGATGAGGTTTATTAACTCAAATGAGTCCCTCTTGTTTGCTGTTAACAAATGGATAAAGGAGAACAAGGACAAGCGCTTTATACTCTTCACAGAGAATGAGGCCTTTGGTAAGTTGTTCCACCTACCTATGTTCAACAGTAAGAGTAAAGATAATTCTGTCCTCCAAGCATTCATTGAGGGAAGAATTAATCAACTTTGTTTAATTAAGAAGGGATCTGCAGGAGTAACATATCCTAACCTGGATAATATTCTAATCACTTCAATTAATTCCAATGGAGAAAATCTGGAACAAATGTTAGGTAGAAGCTTATTGCTGGACACTACGCATTCTGATATCCATATCTTCACCACAGACAAAACTTTCCAGCTAAACTGGTTAGAATCAGCACTTTCCAACATTAATGTTGACAAAATTCATTGGGTAAATGGTCCTCAAAAGCTTGCACAACCCAAATAAATTTTGTATTTTTATAGTCCAAAAATAACTAAATTAATTAGAGATGACTACAAAAACTAAGGAAATGGAATTGCCAGAAGAGATTACACAGGTAACAAATACCAATCCAAGGGACCTCGTTATAGTAAGTATTCCAAAGATGGGTAAAGGAACAATTTTAGGAGCATTAACCAGAGAAGCAAATGCTATTGTGTTCGATTTAGAAAAAGGAGGATATGATTATATTGCTGCCAGAAAGATTTCTACCTACACGAATGACCAAACTACAATATGGGAGAGTTTCCAAAACTATATCAAGTATAGAAACGCCCTGTTGGAACAAAAAGGAAAGTATGAATATCTTATCATTGATGGTTTGAGTGACTTAGATGCACTCAGTGAGATAGGGGGAACCTTAGCTTACATGAACAGTATCATTGGTAAGAAATTCAATAGAGTAGGTGGTGTTGAAACTGGTAGAAAATATGAGCCAGATGAGCCAGAATTCAAAAGTGTATTAACCCTCCCAGAGGGAGCAGGTTATTTGCACACAAGAAATTGGTTTATGCAGCAAATAGAATTCTTCAGACAAATAAGCCCTTATCGTATCTATGCTGCCCACATCACTGATAAATATATCAAGGACAATGGTAAAGAGACAGTTAATGGAGTAGAGATAGCGCTTACAGGTCAGTTGAAAAGAATCTTTGCCTCACGTGTAACAAGCTTGGCTAAGCTTGTGGCTGATGAGAATAAGAGATATCTGAACTTTGAGGTATTGAACGACAGTATTGTTGCTGGGAGCAGAGCTCCACAGTTAAAAGGTAAAATTTTAATTTCAGAACAAAGCCCAGAAGGAGAAACTACAACCCACTGGGGAAACATTTATAAACAATCTTAAATTTTATTATTATGAGCGCAATTGGAGGTAAAAAAAGAGAAGCCACTGGCGAATTTACAAAAAGAATAGGTTTATTTACAGCAGTAGTTATTGCTGTCAACCCAACAGAGAAAGAATATAAGGATATTCTTGGAATGGAGCTTAAAGAAGACAGTAAAGCCACTGAGTATTTAGGAGAAAGAGAAGGAAACACATTGCTGCGCATTGATTTCTGGTTACAGAATACAAAGAAAAATACTGAAGGGGAGTCTGACAGACCATATAAAATGTCTTTCTTCCTTGAAGATAAAGTGAGAACAAACAAGGATGAAACTAAAACACAGTATATCAATAGCATTGGTAACTGTGCCTGGGCGTCTGACGAGAGTGAATTACCTGAGTGGTTCACTAAACGAGACTATCGTGAGGCTTATGCAGGAGAGGAAGATTTGTTTGAATTCATGAGAGCCTGGTTGAATAAGCTTGACTATCGTGATGCAGAAACTGCTCTATCTTTAGAGTGGAAAAAGCTAATGAAGGGTAACGTTAAAGATATCCAAGAGCAAGTGAATGGAGAGTGGGCTGGAGAAGTTGGTTGTTTGGCTACTGTAATTGTAAAAGAGGTAGAAGGAGAACCAAAAGAATATCAAGGAGTGTACAACAGAGCATTCGTGCCTGTTTACAGTCTAAAACACTTCAGACTTATCGATTTCGATAATGAAGAAGTGGTTAAAGCTTTGGGCACAAAACAATCTAAGGACCTAAAACCTTATGAAAGATTTGTGTTGAAAGTAACTGGAGAGTATGGTTGTAAAGATTTCTATCGTTTGAAAGACATCAAAGATTATGACCCAGCTGAAAATCCAGTGTCTACAAATGCACCCATTGCACCTCTAACTGAGGGTGGTGCAGATTATTAATTGAAAGGGGACGAAAGTCCCCTTTAATTATTTCCCTATGATAGGAGGAGCTAAGAGATTAGAACTAACTCCTGACACAATTTTCCAAAGAATCACCCAGTATGATATATTCAGGTATTATATGCCTAATAAGGACTGGAAAATCAATCATGTTACACATTCACCATTCAGGAAAGATGTACATCCTTCCTTTATGATAGGAAACAGAGGAGGCAATCTTACTTTTATAGATTTTGCAAACACAGCCTATAAAGGAGATTGCTTCACTTTCCTAAAGATGCTCTATGGTATAGACATGAATAATGTGTTACTGATGATAGACAGAGACTTTGGGTTGGGTCTTTCAGGAGAGGCTACAAGCACAGCTGTTTACAAACAGATAAAAGCTGCGTATAAACAGCCAGAGGAACTTGGGAAGAGATATGCCAACATCCAAGTGATACCAAGAAAGTTTACAAATTTAGAATTGAAATATTGGAATGAATTCCATCAGGATATACAGGACCTTCGTGATAACAATGTCTTCAGTATATCTAAAGTTTATCTAAATAAACAACTATTTCATCTAAAAGAAGATGAACTAAGATTTGGTTATTACTATGATGGTCATTGGAAAATCTACAGACCATATGCTGATAAGAAAGTGAAATGGATTCCCAATAATGTACCCATCCATACCATGGAAGGGTTAAGCAATATAAAGGGCTCTGAGTTCGCTTTTATCAACAAGAGTAAGAAAGATTATATGGTAGTTAAAAAGCTCTTACAAAGCACCTGTGCAATCCAGAACGAGGGTATAGCATGTTTCACAGAAGAGAATGTGCAATATCTAAGAGATAACTCCAAGCGTCAGATTCTATCTTTCGATAGTGATGTGACAGGAGTGGAGAATTCTCAACAGATAACCCAAATATTTGGATTTGACTATTGTAATGTTCCAAGACAATATCTTTCTGAGGATATAAAGGATTGGGCACAGCTCGCTAAAGTCTATGGAATGGGCACTTTGGAAAAGATATTCAAGGAGAAAGGTTTACTTTGATAAATCAGCCAAATTACTTATATTTGTGTATGAAAACTGAACAAAACAAAATAGACTACATTATCGATAGATATGTAACTAGCAGAAAAAATACTTGTGAAATTGCAGAAGAATTAGGAATGTCTGGTACCACTGTAAGTAAGTATCTAAAAGAAAATGGTGTACAGCTTAGTAATCAAAAGTATAAGTTCAATGAATACTTTTTTAGAGAGATAAACTCATCTGACAAAGCATATTTTTTAGGACTAATATATGCAGATGGTTGTGTGTATCCTAAGAAGAATAGCTTAGCTATAAAGCTGACTAAAGAAGATGAATATATCTTAGAAGAGTTTAAAAAATCTATAGAGAGTAATAAACCTCTGTATCAGAGAAAGTCAGAAGTAATAAAAGGTACACAATATATAGGTAAAGCCCAGGCTAAGATAGAATTAAACTCTAAAATTCTTATAGAAGATTTAAAGAAGCTAGGAGTTGTTCAAAACAAGTCTTTAATTCTTGACTTTCCTGCTTATATTCCTAAAGAATACATGTCAGACTTTATTCGTGGTTACTTTGATGGAGATGGCTGTATTTACAATTCTCAGAATAGAATAATGATAAATATTGTTGGAAGTGAAAACTTCTGCAAAGGACTATGTCTGTGGTTAGAACAAGAACTAAATATAAAAACTACAGCTAAACAAGACAAAAGAGGAAAATCTTGGTATTTATATATTATGAAAATCAAAGATGTACTTAATTTTTGCAACTATATTTACCAAGATGGCTCTTGTTTAAAACTTATTAGAAAATACTCAAAATTTAAAGAATATGAGCGAACCAAAAATACTTGAGAAAGATTTAGCCTTAAAGTTTGGAACTTGGTGGCCAAGAATACGCCCATTTTGGGCTAAGGGAGGATTCGATCCTATATATAGACATCTGAAAGCTGAGGCTAAAAAAGGAGTGAAGATTGCTCCTGCGAGCATCAATACTTATAGAGCTTTCAAGGAAACTCCTTTCGAGGAGCTTAAAGCTGTAGTTATGTGTCAGGATCCATATTTTAAGTTCATCAATGGAGGACCTATAGCATCTGGCGTAGCTATGGATTGTAGT